AGACCTCAGCTACGCAAACCTCAGCTACGCAAACCTCAACAACGCAGACCTCAGCTACGCAAACCTCAACAACGCAGACCTCAGCTACGCAAACCTCAGCTACGCAAACCTCAACAACGCAGACCTCAGCAACGCATACCTCAGCTACGCAAACCTCAACAACGCAGACCTCAGCAAAACATATTATCAAATTGTCCGCATAGGTAGTAGAGAAGCAACTACCACCTATTGTGTAGACGACGATAATGTTCGTTGCGGTTGTTGGAACAATTATGGAGGTGGCACACTAGCCGAATTTAAGGAGCGTGTAGAAAGTGTATACGGCGCAGAAGGCAAAACACCTAACAAAAAATATTATGGTCAATACATGGCTGCTATTGAGTTTTTTGAGAAAATGGCAAAGTTGGCAAAAATGGAGGAGGAACAATGAGTTTTCAATACGAGCTAACGCTTTTTTGCGATGGGTGTGGTGATTTCTTTGATCCGATAGGAGTTATGCGCAGACGAGAATTGCCGTCTGAAAAATCTATAGCCAAAGCACAAACAGATTGGAAATTTATTAAGGATAAACAATTAGGCTATAAAGCTTATTGCCCTAAATGCCAAGAAAAAATAAAGAAGGAGAGAAAACCATGACCGTTAAAGAACTTTACGAATGGGCGAAAGCACGAAACGCAGAAGATATGACATTGCACGTAGATACATGGAATGAACTTTTCAATGAGTTGGTGGTTGAAAGCAATTTAGCAATCGCCAAATTAGACAGTAGCACCACGGCGGTGGTTATTCGGAAATAAAAAGGGGGGATAATAAGTGACAGCTTGCGAAAGTGGTATTTGTGATATTTGTCACAAAGAGTATAAAAGTTTAAGCAGAAAGTATTACCATTATGGCTTCCCTTGGAAGTGATGAAGAATTTTTTGCTACCATCGTAACAACAATAATCTTAGTGATTTTAGTTTCAGGAGGCCTTGAACTGTACGAAAAAATAAGAAGATGGAAAAGAAACGGAGGTAAAAATAATGGCTAAAAATTTAATCCCGGAAATTGCAAAGATGCTCGGCGTGGAGTTGAACGAAGAGTTTAAGGTCGATAAATACGACGAGTTGACTTTTAAATTTGCCGAAAATATGTTGATGGCAAGAGCTGATTTCAAAGGGGCGAAGTGGGGAATTACCTACGTAGTTTTGAGCGAATTACTGGGTGGCGATGCAGAAATCATCAAGTTGCCGTGGAAGCCGAAATTTGGTGATAGGTATTTTGGTGTCTTTGAATTTAACGGAAAGTTGATGGTATGCAGATATGACATATGGAGGGGAACTATTGCTGAAGAAGCACAATATAGATGTGGCTGGGTATATCGTACCAAGGAAGAAGCGGAAGCTGCCTTGCCTAAGGTAGCTAAAGAAATGGGCGTTGATTATGAACTGTAGGAGGCTTTAAATGAATTATGGCGATAAACATACAGAAGATAGTCTTTGCTCACGTCTAGGGCGTTTATACGGTGTCGAACGTGGCTTAGATTGCGGTCCGAATATCATAATGGACCAGTACTGGAAGGTATGGGACGGCGGAGAACGGCAAGACCGATACAAATGGTACTATGAAGCAGACTTCTTGTACATCACTAAAAACTATTATCTTTATGAGGTCGAAGTTAAAATCAGCATTGCTGATTTTAGAGCAGACCAAAAAAAGAATAAATACCATGACCATCCAGACGTTAGAGGTTTTTATTATTTCGTTCCGCAGGAGCTTTACAGCAAGCATAAAGACGAAGTTAAAGCTATGTGTAAGGAAAAAGGTGCAGGCTTAATTGTAGATGGTTATCCAATCACAACAGTTTTAAAGCCTAAAGTGCGTAAAGAAGTTAAACCATTAAGCGATAACGGGTATATACATTATCTGCGACTGTTCGCTAAAAAGTGGGTAAGAGTAAGGGAGGAACAACAATGACGATTGAAGAGCTGTATCAATGGGCGAAAGCTAATGAATGCACTGACTATGAAATCAACATCGAGTGCTACGATGAAGATGGTGATGTATCCGAAACATGGCTTGACGATGTATGGTTGTTGAAAGTGCGTGATAATAGCAGCGATATACTGATTAAATGCACTGAATAGAGCTTTAAAAGAGAAAACTGCAACATGTTGCAAAAATCTCTTGTAAGGTGTGGGCATTGAGAGGTGGTGATATAGCATGAAATGTAAAGCATATGTTTTCGCCAATGCCGCTGATTATGACATTAACGATTTATCAAAAAAGGTTACGTTTGCCGAAACACCAGGCAAGGCAAAACAAAACATTAGCATGGAGAGCGGCATCCATTACAAGGACATTAGAGTACGGCGCGTTCCTTGGGCAGACAAATACGAGGATGTTGACGAAATTCCTGTTGAGGAATTTTTAGACCACGGCTGGTATTTCATTTGCAATATTTGTGGTGCAAGGATAGAAGATATTACAGTTTTTTACACCAACAATAAAGGGTTCTGCTGCAAGAAATGTTTTGACGATTGGGAGAAAGGAAAATGAAAAAAACAACGGTTAAATATATTCATGATGAATCTGAAAATTATCCTCTAGTCATAAACAGATATAGCTATAGATGCTTATCATGCAAAGCTGTTTTTTGCGAAGTTAATGCTTTGAATACTGCGACTAATTATCAATACTGCCCTTACTGCGGCAGAAAAATTAAAAAGACAGTTAATTAAGCCCTAGGGTGCGGCGGCTGGGTTGCCGAATGGCAGTAAGGGTGCGGACTTGGCAACGGTAGGCCCATTTGTTTTGGACTGATGAAACAGGCCTGCGTAATTCCGAAAAGCCCCACGCCGCCGCTTTTATAAAAAGGGAGGAATAAAAAATGAAATATTGCGTAGACTTAATCGTAACGGTACACGTTGAAGCCGATAACGAAAGGCAAGCCAGAGATAAGGCGATAGAGGAAATGTGCATAACTGGCTATGACTGCGAGTTTTCTGAGTGCTATGAGGATGATGCAGATTTGTCCGCATTGTCATGAAAAAATAGACTTGGAAAAACTGGCTAATGGCGTTTGGGTAAGGAGTGATAAAAAATGATTGATTACAAAAAAGTAGAACAAGCGGAAAAACTGTTGGAAGAAAGCGGCGTTCCGTACATGCTTGCATATAGCAAGAACAACAAACATTTTAGCAGCAAGGTTAACGGAGAGTACCCGATGGTTAAAAATTTCGTCATTACTGCGATGTGGCAAATTATTAAAGACGTGTACAATCAATGTGGTAGTGGAGCTGCTACCAGCGAAGCGTTTGCTATAGCGAGCGCAGTCATCGAACGATTGAGAGCTATGGAAGAGGTCAAAGAACAATGAATGAATACCAAAAATATATTTTAGGTGCTTTGACAAACCGTGAACTGCTGGAACAACTTGCCGAGGAAGCGTCGGAGCTGTCGCAGGCGGCATTAAAAGTCATCCGCGCAAAAGGATTGAGCAATAACCCTACGCCAGTAAACGAGTGCGATGCTTACTCAAATCTCAAAGAAGAACTATACGATGTTTTAGCAGTTGCGAGCCTTTTGGGAATCGTTGATTATGATGACAATGATAATCACAAATGGGAACGCTGGGCAAAGCGGCTGGGCAAACGCTGAATTTTAAGGAGGCAGTGATGGAATTTAGAAAAGGAATGGAGCTTATAGCAACAATCTGCGAAAAACACGAATACTGCGACGAGGACAAATGCCCGCTGCTGCGTTATGAGCAGACTGGTGAACGTTGGTGCCTGTTAAAATCTCCGAGAAGTGAAGATGTTGACGAAATTTGCAAGGTCGTCGAAGATTCTAACAAGGAGGGTAGAATAATGAGCAGGTTAGACGCAAAGCAGGTAAACAACCTGCAATTTAAGCGTATGCAAGATTTAGTCGTGAATGCACGATGCCTTGAACACTTCATTCAAAAACTGTGTCCCGACGGGAGAGAACGGGAAATTGCGCTGCAATACCTTGAAGAAGTTGTGATGTGGGCGAATAAAGCAATTAGCCGGGAGGGAGTAACAAATGATTGATACTGATGACGATTATCCTTGCGATAACTGCGACCCGATGAATATTAAGGAGGAAAATAATGATTAAATATTATGATGCAGAAGCTTTAAGTAACAGAGCTAGATATACAATTCGTGGAACGTATTTGTTCGGCGAAGACAAAATAGTCGTAGAATATGTTATGTATATAAATGGCAGTATTATGGGTAACGAAATTCTGCAATCTTTTACCAATAATGTGCCAGATTTCATAGGCGACGCTTACATTTGTGTCAAAGGAGATTTAATAATTGACATAGACGATGAGCTTGGCGATGTTGAAGAAATTCGCGTCTTTAACAGCAATGGCAAAGTAGTGTTCTGCTGCTATGATGCGGAAGTTTTACAGCAATACCTTGTAGGTGTTGAAATTGTCAAAGTTGAAAATTTGGAGTAAAAAATGAAAGATGAAAAATTAATCGTTCTGTTGTTCGCATTCCGCTATGCCGTACACAGGATAGGTACACAGGCATTGGCGGAAATTGAAGGCGAACTGAATGCTAATCTTGAAACCTTTCCAGATTGGATGTTGGCACAGATGCAGACTGCGCTTGAAAGCAACTTTGACTACATGGAAAGAAAACTGGAGGAAACAGGGAAAATTTCGTTAGATGATGATTGCCGATTTCAGCAATATTTATTAGACGCGATAAAAGAGCAAAGAGCTAAATTAGCGAAGATTGGCAGAGGTACAACTAATGGAAATAGGATTAATTGAAATTATTTGTTACACATTAATTGACGTAGCTGTTATATGTGCAGCTTTATGGATTTTAAACAGGGAGTGGTAATTTGAAATATTTACATCTTGTTGCAAGTATTTGTATGGAAATTCTTGCTATTATGGGTACTATTGGAATCCTGGTTATAATCTGGAGAGATATTTTAGGAGGTTTTTAAGATGATTAAATTTTTACCGACGATTGACGCACCAGCGAACACGAAGCTTCCGCAGCGTAGCACACAGTTTTCTGCTGGCTATGACTTTTACGCACCGACAGATATTTTTGTTCCAGCTGGCGGTGAAAGCGTACTTATTCCGCTGAACATCAAAGCTATTATTCCTGGCGATATGGTTTTGATGCTGTTCATCCGCAGTAGTCTTGCGGTTAAATTCAATTTGTCGCTGGTTAACAGCGTAGGCATTATTGATAGCGATTATGCTAACAACCAGGACAATGACGGCAATATAGGTGTTAAATTCAGAAACAACGGCAGCGAAACTATCATCATCAGAGAAGGTGAACGCTGTGCACAGGGAATCTTCGTCCGTTACTGCGTAACCTCGGACGATGAAGCAAGTGCTGTTCGTGGTGGCGGTTATGGCTCAACAGGACGATAAACTTTATCTTATTAGCTGGCGCAGTTTAATTTCGGGCGAGGTTAATTTTCACGACAGAGTGTTAGCTGCTTCGCCTGAAGAAGCTATAAAGATAGCTAGTGAGGGAGAATTTTCAGAACTTCTTGAGCTGTACGACCCGGAAGTAGAAGAAATGTAGGGAGTGTGTAAAATGCCGAAAAAAGAAAAAAGCATTGAAGAACAAATCAAAGAAGAAACAGCTATGCTTATAGACAGTTTTTTGCGGTGGAAACATGAATTTAATAAGGAATCATATAATTTACGGAAAGAGCAGACTTGAAGAGCTGTGCACTGATATTCCTTTACCAGCGCAGTATTATATGCCGACACCTGATGAAGTTGACGCAAACTATATGGCTGCCGATGGAAAGTATTACGATTACCGGATAAAAAAGTTTGCAGGATCATATCCCGGCATTACCACTAAAACACCGAATGATATAAGCAACCAACAAGAATTATTTTAGAGGTGCTACATGAAAACACCATGCAGAGGATGCACAGAAAGAAAAATAGGCTGTCACGCTAACTGTAAAGCTTTTAACGAATGGAAAACCCAGCAGTGCGAGGTACTGAAAGCTATGTATCTTGAAACGCTAAAGGCTTCGCCTACAGCTGGAGCAGTTGCCAGACACAAAAAATGGATAAAGGAGCATAGATAATGAAAGTAACCAAAACGCCGCTTGAAAGCGTAGAAGCGCACAGTAAGAATCAATATGTTGCATATAACAGCTCATTCACAATGCCGCTTCCTGAGGATAACGTAAATCATCCGAAACACTACACCAAAGGCGGTATTGAGTGTATAGATGCCCTAAAGGCTGCTACTGTTGGCAAAACAGGCATTGAAGCTGTCTGCGTTGCCAACATCATCAAATATTTATGGCGTTACGAAGAAAAAAACGGCGCAGAAGACTGCCTAAAAGCAAGGTGGTATCTTGACCGCCTTATCGAAGAACTTAAATAACAGAAGGGAGTAAGCGCATGGAAGAAATGACTGTAAATGAAAATCAAAGTACGATAACCGTTCCGCTGGCATATTTCGAAGAGCTTATAGAGCGTGTGGCAGAGCAGACCGCCAAAAAGACCTCTAAAAAGCTGTGTGATGACCTGTACAGCAAAGAAGCACAGCGAAGGGATTTTGACAAGCGACTGTATAACGTGCGCTTACTGCTAAAGAATTACAGAAGCCTGCAAGAACACGCAGCGTTAAAGACTAGCGAGATTGTCAATATCGACGATGAGCAGATTTCAGCTATCGAAATTCTTGATTCATTCCAAAACCTAAAAAGCATGGGAGCAAATGAGCTAAAACTTGAAAGCATTATAAGCTCAACCATGCGAACCAAAGTGTTGATAAACTATATGGATGATATGATAGCACTTTACAAACAAACCAGGTATAACAGCGGTAAGCAGGAAGATTTGCGCCGGGCAGATGTGCTTGATGTGCTATTCCTTAAACCTTGTCCGCCGGAAGCGTATGTTACCGATATGGTAGCAAGTCTTGCGCAAAAATGGTCAGTGAGCGAAAGGCAGATATGGCGTGACACAAACGATGCCGTTGAGCAGTTAACCGCTTTACTGTTTGGCGTGGACGGCGTGAACCTGCTGGAAGATAAAAAGCGCAGAAGGGCAGCTCGCCTTTCTGAAGAAAAAAATATCGAAAAATAATAAGAAAAAACTCACCTTTACAAAGAAAACTCTTTATAAAATGTGAGTTTTGTAGTATAATATAAGTGTAGGGAAGATAAAAAAGCCCATAAGAAAGGAAGTTGGAAAATGGAAAATAAAATGGAAAATAAAATGGTCAACGTAGTTAAAAGAATTCAAGAGATTGAAGCAAAAGCTGCAAAAGCTGCAAAAGCTGCAAAAGGAACTGCAAGTAAGGAAGAAATGCTTGAGCTTGTTGCTCTTGATGAAAACTTAAGAGCATATGCCCATGAAAACAATATGGGATATTACGAATGTCTTACACAACTTCGTGAAGAATTAAGAAAGGAGAATTAAACAATGACACAAGAAAAAATAACATTAGCATTAAGAGAAGCACTGCTAGATTGGTTCGACCTTAAAAAAATTGAAGAAAAATTCCCTAAAAGCAGCGTTGCTAGAAATAAAGCGCAACGAAAAGAGATATAATAATTAAGGTGGTGCTACTATGTCAATAAAAAGCAAAATCAAGGTATTAATCGCTTCAACAGGAAAAAACCAGGCTACATTAGCTAGGGAAATGGGCATTACGCCAATGTCCCTGAACTACAAGGTAAAAAAATGCAAATCACTTAAGCTTCTGCTGGAGCTTGCAACTGCCTGTGACTTTGAGGTAGTTCTGCGCAAGCGTGACGGCAGTATTGAGTATGAGGTAACTAGAGAAGATTTAGAAGAAAACTAATACTTTATAAAGAAAACTCTTTACAAAAGCGGAAAAATATAGTATAATATAATTGTAAGGAAGATATAAGAACTTACAAGAAAGGAAGTCGTAAAAATGTTAGAAAAGAAAATTGCCGCTTTAAAGAATATGAGTAAAGAGGTATTAATAAGTGAGTATGAAAAAATGGTAATGTACAATACTCAACACCTGGAAGCTTGCTTGGGTAAATCCGGCAAGTACGAAGAAGCAATTAAGGCTGAAATCCTCAGCCGCATGAATTAAGGAGGGTGAGCAAATGAAAATGTTCTTGAATTTTAATGGGGTTTATAAATCTGGCACTTACGCTGTTGTTCCTGTTGAAATCCACGATGAAGTTGAAATCATTCTTCTACAGGAAGTTTTAAAGCTGATGAAATAGAAGGGTGATGGGCATGTATAAAGAGGTTAACAACAATGTAGCTGGAGCTGTTAAGGTAATTGGCGATGCGTCCTATTCCACTAGGTACGCATTCTTCCCATGCTGTTACGATGAAGACCGTAACGCATGGAAAGGCGTGGAATGCTACGAAGACGGCACTGTTGGTAATATGTGGCTGTGGTTTACAAAATGCTATCTTTTGGAAGCGACCGGAAAAAAATCTTTTATTGGCTACCGTCCTCGCTATACCGAGTGGCTTAGAACCGACGAAACCGTGCTTATTCCGCTGTGGCACAACTCAGACGGTTACAGCCAGCACAAAAGCGCTGATGCAAAGCGTGTTTACGGAGTTATTGCTAACATTGGCGAAGATAATGACATTTTCGTCAGCACCGAGAACGGCGAATTTAAGTTTAAGTGCAAGGGATTTGTTAGCGACGATGTGTGCACAGATAGCAAAGGTAATGCTTGCGTAAGAGTGCCTGAACGCAAGCTTAAACCGGCCGTTGTTTTCGGTAATGCAATCGTAAGATATGAAAGATTGTTAACTTGGGATGAGGACGAGTTATAAGGAGGATAAAAAATGAAATACTGGTTTAAATTTATCGTAAAAGGCGCAGACGGTACTTATGAGGGCACCGAATTTGTCAAAGCTGAAACCGAGCAGGAAGCAATCGCAGTTATTAAAGATAATTGGATTGATTATCCTTATACCGATGACGTAGAGGAATGCACATTTGAACCTGACTGCCTGAGCTACAAAGAGCAGGACGAATGTATTCGCAAAGATGCTGTAGAAGCTTTTATGGCTGACGGATGCACCGAGGCTGAAGCGAAACGCTTTATCGAAATGGGCGGCGAAGCAATCCTTGCAAAAGATTGGAACCAGTACGCAGCAGACAACGGCTTGGATGAAAAGCTGGAAGATATTCCGGCGCATGGCGACTGTATCAGCCGTGTAGAGGTTGACGGCGAAGAATATATCCTGTTGTACGTTCTTTAACGTAAGCAAACCGAAAGGGCGTGATCATTTGAAGCCGGAAGATATTATCAAGTCTTACAATGCCGAAGGCAGCATTAAAAAAGTAGCTGCACTGTTTCGCGTTTCAGAGCAGAAAGTCAGAAAGGTTCTCATTGATGCCGGAGTATACGAAAGCGATATGTCCATACAGGTCAATGATTTGTACAAGCAAGGTTACAGCGTGGGGAATATAGCTGAAAAATTGCGTGTAAGCAAGAGCACTGTTTCAGCATATCTGCCATACACCAAAGGCGTGTATCTTGGCGAAAATCCTTCCAGCAATGCTCTTAAGATAAGAAAGTGCAGAGCTAAAAATGGATAAGTCTTTAAACGAGCTGCTAAATAAATATATAGAAGCTTATAGCAAAGGCGAAGATAGCCTAAGAGCGTTTTGGGAGTATGTTATAAGCATTGGAGCTTATGAGCAGATGCGCCAGCTTGCTGTATACCAGAATGTTATTCTTAGCTACAAGAAAGACCAGGCAAAGCCTTCCTGTAATGGTTACTGCGAAAAAGTCTACACAGCCGAAGATGCAGAGTTCGCCAGGGTACAAATAGAGCACCTTTTAAAATCATGTCAGTAAGGTGTCATTTACAAGGCAATTAAAGGGATGATATAATTAAGATGCAACAGTTGGATGATAAACCCTTCTCCTAAAAATATGTTGTGTACTCAAAAAGCCGCCTACAAATGTAGACGGCTTTTTAAATATATAAAATACAACCGATGTTCTATAAAGAAAACTCTTTACAAAAATGGTATAATGTAGTATAATATAAGTGTAGGGAAGATAAAGTACCTGCTAAATAAAGAGTAAAGGAAGTCGGTTAAAATGAAAAATATTTTTGAAGAAGCTTATCAAAAGGAACTCCAAGCAATCGCTGCGTTTGATGCAGCAAAAAATCAAGAAGAAAAGGAAGAAGCTAGAGAGCTTCATAATAAAACCTTTGGACAAATAGGAAATATGGGAGAATTTGCTGTTCATATTTGGCGTGAATACCAAATCTCCAGGAAGCACGGTAATTTCAACTTAAACCTTTCCGAAATCGTTTGGGACCATCAAGTACCTGAAATAGTGTCTTGTATGAAAGCGAACGGAATTGAAAGATTCACCTTTTCGGGTACCTACACTGAAGCAATTAGAACTGCTTGGCTGTTTCAGCAAGAAGGTTGCGTTCTTGAAGGATTTGTTGAAATCAACAGCAGATATACCGATGCTTATGGAGATAGTTTAAAAGTTCCTGCGTTACAGTTTAGAGTAAAATAAAAGCAAGGCGGTACAAAAAAGTACCGTCTTTTTATAATTATTTTTGAAAAAACACTTTACAAATAAACAAAAATGTAGTATAATATAAGTATAGAAAGGAGGTACAAAACGTGGATCAGAATTTAAAAGATGCTGCCGAAACGGTTTCACTTATATTAAGTTCCGTATTAACGGCTCTCCAAATACAGGAGAAGTTAAAGAAAAAGCAGCAAAAAAAGAAGCCCCCTGTAAATCGCAAGTCCAGAAAGCGTAAATAAGAGGGCGGCAGGTAGGACGAGCAATCGTCCACCTGCCTATATTCTACCACGTTTTAACAAAAATGAAAATACTAATTTGGTTGTTCACTATTGGCATTGTAGTCGAAGCAGTAAGAAATTTTCCTCAAATGAGCTTGCATGAATGGGTATTGTGGGCGCATGGCTTAGCTAGTGGAATTGTAATGTTGTATTGGTGGATAAGTAGGAGTTAACATGGAAAGTAAAAAATGGGGCGGTGTTCGTGAGGGAGCAGGCAGACCGAAAGGAAAGACTGCTGCTGGCGAACGCAAGGGACGCAATATTAGAGCGTTCGATGATGAATGGGAGCTTATAAAGCAATTCGCAAAAATCGTCAAAACTGACCGTCAGCGAGCGGAAGAGTTGCTAAAATTATTATAGTTTTATTGGACAGTGTAAAAAAGCACTGTCCTTTTTTATTGTAAAAAATGGAGGTACATCATGGATTTAAGAAGCAAAATTACGTTGATGGCGTTATCAGACATTACGCCGTATGAAAACAATCCGAGAAACAATGAAGAAGCTGTTGAGAAGGTCGCTAACTCTATTAAGGAGTTTGGATTTAACCAGCCTATTGTAGTTGACAAAGATAATGTTATCATTGTTGGCCATACACGCTATTTGGCAGCTCAGGAGCTGGGTTTAACTGAAGCTCCGGTAATTGTTGCCGGGGACTTATCAGATGAGCAAGCAAGAGCTTATCGTCTAGCAGATAACAAGACAGGAGAAATCGCTGGCTGGGATTTTGAAAAGTTGGCGTTAGAGCTGGAACAAATCGAAAGTTTAGATATGGGTGAGTTTGGTTTTGAATCACATGATTTAGGCGGCGAAATAGGGGATTTTTTCGAAAATGCTCCTACATCTAATAGTAACGAGCATAAGCCTAAAACTGTTACTTGCCCACATTGCGGCGAAGAATTTGAAATATGAAACTGTATTTAGCTGGCGGTATGAGCTACCGTGAGTTGCTATTTGGGGGGGCAATAATGAATTTATATCTTGCAATAGGCGGTGGACAATGGAATAAATATGTTGCTCCTACGTTAAAAGAAATGGGAGGGGTAAAACGTAATGAAAATCTTTCTGGCAGCAGCCGGGGGAGGATGGAACTGGTTCCAAAGAGCATTTTGGCCAGATCAAGAGAACATAAAAGCAAAGGAGAGCATCCTTAACATGAAAATTCATCTTGCGGGAATAGAAAGCAGGGTTGAAGAACTTTCCGAACAATCAAAAGTTCTTCGACCGTATATCCTTGAATCTTTCCTTATGACAACGCCGAAATCAGTAGAATACTTGCCGCTGTATAGTGATTATATGCTCGATTCTGGAGCATTCAGCATGTTGATGGGCAATGCGAAAAAAGTTGATTTAAAAACTTATGTAGATTCTTATATTGCGTATATCCAAAAATACAATGTGCAGAAATTTTTTGAGCTTGACATTGACCCTATTGCAGGCTACGAAGAAGTTTTGAAAATCAGAAAATACATTGCTGAAAAAGTTGGAAGGTCACCGATTCCTGTATGGCATAAAAGCCGTGGCATGAAAGATTTTATTGAAATGTGCAAGCGGTATAAGTATGTTGCAATAGGCGGTTATGTTAGCGGCGAATTTACAAAAGGTGAAGTTGAAAAATTTCCTTTGCTTATCAAAGAAGCACACTCGCATGGAGCTAAAATTCACGGTTTGGGATTTACTCAATTAAAATATTTGCCGCGCTTTCATTTTGACAGTGTAGATTCTACTGCGTGGGTATCTGGAAATAGATTCGGGGCAGTATATAAGTTCGATGGAAAAACGATGGTTAAATATAATAAGCCTACTGGTATGCGAGTAAAAAATAAAGAAGTAGCTATTAATAATTTTGTAGAATGGGTAAAATTTCAAGAGTATGCAAAGACTCATTTTTGAAAAGAGGTAATAACAAATGAAAAAAGCAGTTGTTTTATTAAGCGGCGGTGTAGATAGCACTACTTGTTTAGCTATTGCAGTCAAAAAATATGGTACAGAAAAAGTTTTAGCCTTATCTGCTTTTTATGGACAAAGACATAAAAGAGAAATTGAAAGCGCAAGAAAAGTCGCTGCTTTTTATGGCGTAGACCATAAAGAAACTGATTTGTCGCTGGCGTTCTCTATGAGCGATTGCCCATTGCTGGCTAAAAGCAAGCATGATATTAAACATGAATCCTATGCAGAACAACTTAAAGAGCTTGGCGGTGAAGGTACTGTTGATACCTATGTGCCGTTCAGAAACGGTCTGTTACTTTCTTATGCGGCCGCTGTTGCTGTAAGCGTAGAAGCAGAAGCTATTTATTATGGTGCTCATGCTGACGATGCAGCGGGGCGAGCATATCCTGATTGTACACCTGAATTCGTTGATTATATGAATAAAGCGATTTTTGAGGGTAGCGGACGAACCACACATCTTGAAGCACCGCTTATCAATCTAAATAAAGCAGGCGTTGTTAAGCTTGGATTAGAGCTTAACGCACCATATCAGTTTACATGGAGCTGCTACGAGGGCGGAGAAAAGCCTTGCGGAACTTGCGGAACGTGTATTGACCGTGCGATGGCATTTGAAGCTAACGGCGTGAAAGACCCTGCGTTGGAGGATTAATATGTATACAGTAACAAAACGATTAGAAATTTCGGCAGCACACCAACTTTCTTTAAATTATGAAAGTAAGTGCAAAAATTTACATGGCCATAATTGGATTATCTGCGTAACTTGCCAAAGCGAAACCTTAGACGCTAACGGCATGGTAGTAGATTTCAAGCATATTAAAAACCTTGTTTCTGATATGCTTGACCATCAATATTTAAACGACGTTTTACAATGCAATCCGACAGCAGAAAACATTGCTCGTTGGATTTGCGAAAAAGTCCCGCACTGCGTTAAGGTGTCAGTGCAGGAAAGCGAAGGGAATGTTGCCGTGTATGAAATATAATGTAGTGGAAATATTTAAAAGTATCGAAGGAGAAGGAAAGCGAACCGGCTATCCTTCTGTATTTGTTCGTTTGGCTGGCTGCAACCTACGTTGTAGTTATTGCGATACAATCTATGCTCAACGATTCGCAGATGCTGCCAGCAGTTTTAATGAGCAGGAGCTTATGGATGAGATAAGCGAGTATAACTGCAAGCGTGTAACTATTACCGGCGGTGAACCACTCCTGCACGACTTGCAACCACTTCTTGAACTGCTGCACAAAGCCAAATATGAGGTGAATATTGAAACAAATGGTGCTGTACCGCTTTACAAAAAAAGGTTAAGCGGTATTTTTTATACCATTGATTACAAGTGCGGCACGTCTGGTGAATCTAATAAAATGCTAATGGATAATTACAAGCACCTTAACGCAAAGGACGTTATAAAATTTGTAGTTGGCAGCAAAGAAGATTTTAACGACGTAGACCGGGTGCTTGACCATTGCAAAAAAATCAAATGCCAGGCAAAAATTTACATCTCGCCAGTGTGGGGCGCAATCGAACCTGCGGAGCTTGTAGAGTACGCAAAAAAATCGCCGCATAACATCTGCGTACAAGTGCAGCTTCATAAAATTATTTGGGATAAAGATAAAAGGGGCGTGTAACATGGACGCTAAAAAGCTAGAACAAGCCGCAAGGCTTATTATTGAGGGCATCGGCGAAAACCCGAACCGAGAGGGACTTCTTGAAACTCCTAAACGGTTCGCAAAAATGCTAATGGAGCAATTAGAGTACGCAAGTGTCAGCAACGATGAAATCGCAAAGAAATTCAACAAGTGCTTTTCCTGTGATAACGATGATATGGTGGTGTTAAAAGGCATTAACTGCTTTTCTTATTGTGAGCATCATATCGCACTCATGTATAACATGACTGTTGATGTAGGCTATATCCCTAACGGTAAAGTTATCGGCATTAGCAAAATTGCACGTATTGCTGACGCAGTAACAAAACGTTTACAAATCCAAGAGCGTATCGGCAAGGAAATTCGCGACATTCTTACAAAAATTTTAGGGACAGAGGACGTTATTGTAGTTATTCAGGGCGAACACTCTTGTATGACTGCTAGAGGAATTAAAAAGCCCGGAGTAAAAACAAAGACTGCTTCATGTGGCGGACAATTCTTGGTAAACGCCGAACTGCGAAAAGAATTTTACCTTGTAGACAACAAATAAAATCTAAAGAAAGGACAGGTGTTTTAATGTGCCAGCACGAGGAAATGTTAGCAATTTAAGGCCTGTCCGAAGCAAGGATGAAGCAAGGAAAAGAGGAACTGTTGGCGGCAAAAAATCCGGTGAAATAAGACGGGCGAAAAAAAACTTACAGCAGATAGCAAAAACGATACTTGAATCACAAGTACACGACGATAAAGCAAAAAGCTTTTTACACGCTTTCGGCTTAGATGAGCAAGACCAAAACTATCAAGCATTAATGATAGCGAAGTTACTTAACAAAGCTTTAAAAGAAAGTGATGTTAATGCAATTCGCACTCTTGCTACATTGGCAGGAGCCGACGGAGGTATATTGTCGCTGGCGGATGATACGAGCGTTGAAACAATAGACGCTTACCAATCCATCTACATTCCAAATAACGGCAGAGATAGATTTGAACCGCTGTATCTAACTCCGCAACCGGGACCGCAAACAGCTTTCATGTGTTCTTCTGCTGATATTGTAATTTATGGCGGAGCAGCTGGCGGCGGAAAAACCTTTGCACTTCTCCTGGAAGGGTTAAGGCATAAAGATATAGCAGGATTTAGCGGCGTAGTATTTCGCAAAAACTACACTCAAATTACGGCTTCTGGCGGTTTATGGGATGCTGCTAACAAAATATATGGGCAAGTACAAGGAGCAAAACCTAAAAAAACTCCAAAACTACATTGGTTTTTTAGTCCTAGCGGAGCAAGAATTCATTTTGCACATTTGGAGCGTGACGAAGATTTGCAAGGCTGGCAAGGCTCAGAAATTTGCTATCTAGCTTTTGACGAGCTGACGCATTTTAGCCGACACCAATTTTTGTATATGCTTTCTCGTAACCGTTCAACGTGCGGTATTCGTCCTTATGTAAGAGCAACCTGCAACCCTGACAGCGATAGTTGGGTAGCTGATTTTATTTCTTGGTGGATAAATCAAGATACAGGCTATCCTATTTATGAGCGCAGCGGTGTTGTGCGTTATATGTGCGTCCTGAATGATACGATTTATTGGGGAAGTAATCCGCATGAACTCGCAAAGGAACACGGAGTAAATGTTGAAGAATGTAAGTCGGTTACATTTATCGCGTCTAAACTGACAGACAATAAGGTTTTAATGGCTAAAGACCCGTCGTACATGGCTAACCTTAAAGCGTTGGCAGAAATTGACAAAGAACGTCTTTTATATGGCAACTGGAAAATCCGTCCTGCTGCTGGCATGTACTTCAAAACAGAAAACTTCACCTTTGTTGATGCTGTGCCGAAAAATATCGTTGCTTATGCACGTTCCTGGGACTTGGCAGCAACAGAGCCTACGCCGCTTAACCCAGACCCGGACGCAACAGCAGGCGTGTTAATGGGACTGCTTGACGATGGCAGAGTAATTGTCCTTGATGTAAAGCGCAAGCAGATAAAGGCTAATGACGCTAGGAATCTTCTGCGCAACATGGCAGCAATAGACCAGGGCAAATATAAATTTGTACAAATCACCATACCGCAAGACCCAGGACAGGCAGGCAAGGCGCAAGCTCAAAGTCTTGTATCAATGCTTGCAGGTTACTCGGTGGAGATTGTATCGCCGACAGGCAGCAAAGAGGTTCGTGCTACTCCATTTGCTTCACAGGTGCAGGCAGGAAACGTCCTTATCCTTAAAGGTGAATGGAATGATATGTATCTGTCAGAACTTGAATCGTTCCCGGAAAGCAAGCATGATGATATGGTGGATGCGTCAAGTGATGCGTTTAACAAGCTCATGAACTCCCGCAGCTGGGGCGGCTTAACGAGCTAGGAGGAATAATGGTAAAAAGAAAAGATAATTCAATTCGTGCAGATAGCGGCTTTAAAGATGCTTTCATTACACGTAAAGCTCGCAATTATGAAGGTCTGCTAAATGAGCGAAAGCTCACAGACTTAACATTGGCTACAATGTACAGAAATGCTCTCGTGCGAAGGATTGTTACACTTGTTGCCGATGATGCTATGAAAAATTTTATAGAAATCGAAGGCGATTCTGATGATTGTATCTTGCAGGAGCTTGAAACGCTGTTTGTTCAAGAAAAGCTTACAGAGGCTTTATATTGGGACAGGCTGTTCGGTATGTCTTGCGCACTTATCCTTGCTGACGATGGGCAGGAATTAAGCGAGCCTATTAATATCAACCGTTTACGCAGGATTAACGGATTAGAAGTTTTTGACAAGCGAGATATTTACCCGGACACCACATCAATTTATCTTGATACTGATATTCGAGATGCGAATTTTGGCAAGCCAGAGTTTTACATGATTTCGCCACCGAACGGAAATCAGTTTAAAGTACACCGAAGCAGATTGCTGATTTTTGACGGCGATATGCTGCCGAAGATAGAGCGCATTGCTAATAATGGTGCTGGCTTATCCTGCCTGGATGGCGTTCCGGCTGCGCTAAACCGTGTAAAAACTGCAATGAATAAAACAATCGACATAATGGACAAGGTTAGCACATCACTGTTAAAGCTGGAAGGCTTAAGCAATCTGCTGGCAAGAGAAGACGGCACGCAAGCTGTTATTCGGCGTTTAGAGCTGATAGACTACTCACGCAGAATTAATGGCAGTGTAGCCGTTGACAAGGAAGATGAATACGGCATTTTCAACATTCCGCTCACAGGCTTGACGGATATTATTCAAGAGTTTGAGCAGGCTTTATGTGCTGTTACCGGGTATCCTTTTACTGTTTTGTTTGGGCGTTCTCCGGCTGGCATGAACAGCACAGGCAAGAGCGACCTGCAGATTTACTACGATACAGTCAGACGTATTCAACGCCGGAAAATTCGTCCTGCATTAGAGTATCTTGTAAGGCTTATTCAGCTTGCAAAGGAAGGACCTACCAACGGCAAAGAGCTTGAAAAGTGGAGCATTAAGTTTAAGGCAATCGAACCGCTAAATGATCTGGAACAAGCCAATGTCGACAAGACACAGGCAGAAGTAAGAGCTGCCGTTGTTAAGCTTGTTTTTGACCTGGTTGATAATCAGCTGTTAGACGCAACGCAAGCTCGCCAGTACCTCAAAGAGCGTGGTGACATTCCAGTTACGGAAAGTGAGCTGGATTTAGATGATGAAGAAACAGAAGAAATCGATACGCTACCTTAAAGTAAAGAAGCGTCCGAAATATCCAAAGAATTTTGAGCGGGATTACTATCGCGTCCTTAGAGCCGTTGTAAGACGTTTAAAAAGTGCCACGAATAACAATATACCTATGCTGGCATATTCGTTGCGTCAGGACGATGACAGCACCGTTACAGATGCTTTTGTTCAGGCGATACTTGCCGAGCTTTTAAAGAGCATGACTATCGAGGAAGCTATAAGCGAATTAGAGCTTATTCTTGCTGGCGTGTCCAGCGTTGTCGATGCTAATGTTATCAGTGCTTTTGCAGAAGCAGTCAGCGTTGATGTGTTTTTGAATGATTCAGCTTTACTTGATACAGTAAAAGCGGAATGGAAAGCGCAGCAGAGCAGGCTTGTGGACAGCATAGTAAATACCTACATCGAAAAACTGCAAATTATTGTAAGCAATGCTGTTCAGCGTGGCACTGCTATGAGTGAAGTTAAAGAAGAAATCAAAGTACTGCTTAACACTACAGACAAGCGGGCGAAATTTATCGCAAGGAACGAGGTAGGTAATCTGAACGGCATTATAACAATGCGTAGGCAGGTTGATTGCGGTATAGGCGTGTATCAATGGTCATCGTCACATGATGAACGTGTCAGACCTTCTCATGCTGAGATGGATGGGAAATACTTCTATTGGAACAGCGACAAGGTTGGTGAAATCAACGGCATAAAGGTTTATCCTTCTCCGAAATATCATCCGTGTATGGATTATAACTGCCGTTGTGTAGCATTACCTGTTATTGACCTGGAGCAATGGAACATGACAACAGCAGTTCCAATGGGTAGGGTGGACGTCAAGAAAAGTAAAGAATTAGGTTAGAAGGCATATGCAATTTGTCGCATATGCTTTTTATATACCCCAAAATAAGGAGGTGAATTTTTTGGGAAGTGTACAACGATATGAACGCATTGATTCATGGATGTTTGTTAGCGGTGCAGTTACTGACGCTGACGGCTTCTTGCGTGATTCTCCGATTGTGGCACGTACTGGCATCTATATTTACCAACAGCCAGACGGGACTATTAGAAGAGAGTACAGGCCGCCTGAGGAAGTGTTTGACACTGACAGTGAAGCAAGTTTTGTCGGCAAGCCTATTGTGGTAGGACATCCTGCCAGCGGCATTGTAAACAGTGATACCGCACAAGATTTAGCCATTGGCACAATTTTGTCCAGCGGTTATCCAAAGGACGAAACAAATATTGCCTGTGACATTGTTATCCATAATCCCTCTGCTATCGGTGAAAAGCGTGGCTTGTCTTTAGGTTACAGAGTGGATGTTGAAGAAACTCCAGGCACTACACCGGACGGACAGCAATATGATGCTATCCAGCGTAACATTCGTATCAATCATTTAGCCGTTGTTGATAGGGCACGTGCCGGAGCAAAAGCACGGCTTAATCTTGACGGTGACGAAATTATCGAAGGAGTAGAAACGAAAATGAAAATTAAAATTGATTCTGTTGATTTTGAAGTTGACGAGAAAATTGCCAACTACGTCAACTCTTTGCAAAGCAAAGAAGAAAACGCTCGTGTAAAGCTTGATACTGCTAACACTGAGCTTAAAACTGTAAAAGAGCAAAATACTGTTCTTAAAGCTGATGCTGATACTTTGAAAGCTAAAGCTGATGCAATGACCGCAGAACGTGATGCTTTGAAAGCTAAAGTTGATGCTGCTGACGCTGAAAAAGAGAAAGCTGTAAAAGAGGCTGTTGAAGCTGTGAAGGCTGACATGCAGGAACGTGCGGAGCTTGAAGAAACCGCTAAAATTGCAAAGGTTGAAAAAACCGATGGCTTGACCAACGCTGAGTTGAAAGCTGGCATTGTTAAAGCTGCTTTCGGCGAAAAATTTAAACTTGACGGTGCATCTGATGCTTATCTTGACGGTGCATATTCTGCTGCTAAAGAGATGCTCCGCAATGAGAACGCAAAAAATCAAGCCGTAAAAGCTAAAGGCGGTGCTGAAAAGCAAGAAGCTAAGAATGATTCTGCTAACGATGCACGTAGCCGCATGATTGCGCGTATGCGTGGTGAAGAATAAGAAAGAGGTGAATACAATGGCAATCACTAATTATGCATTAACCATGGAAAAATCTTTTGCGGGTGCGCTGTATGACCTGTCCGCTCACACTGTAGATTCCTTTGCTGTTGAAGAAGCTGACGGTATTGGTGTCGCTGCTGCCGTTATCCGTGGCACTGACGCAGAACATCAGGTAAAATCTCCTTCCGCATCCGGCGACGGTGCAAAAGTTATCGGTGTAACTCTGCATACTCATATTGAGCCGCCAGAAGCTGGCAAGAAGTATTATCCGCAAAACTACACTGTTCCTGTTGTAACCAAAGGCCGTGTATGGGTAACTACCGGAGGTGCGGTTAACGCAGGTGACGAAGCTCATCTGAAACTTGCTGACGGCACTTTTGTTAAAGATGCTGTTGTTGCTGGCACTGTCGAAGCTCTTGGCTGCGGTGCTAAATTTATCACTTCCTGCGACAAAGCAGGCTTGGCAGTTATCGAAATTGGTTGATTAGAAAAGAAGAGGTGAAATAGTAATGACTCAAATGCACTATGATGAATTAGACTTGAATGTTATTGAGCGTTGCGACGGCTTGCGCAAAGATGCAGGCGATACCATTTTTGTCGCAAAAGAACTCGAAGCTGTAAAGGCAAAAACCTATGACCAGAAATTTGCTAATCTGAATGCGCTGAAACTGTTTGATATGTCCTCTGACGTTGACCCCGGCGCTGATACTATCAGCTATCAGTCCTTGGGTTCTGTCGGCATGGCAAAGACTATCGCCAACTATGCAACCGACTTTACTCGTGTAGATGTGCTGGCTGAAGAACACATTGCTAAAGTTATTGCTGGCGGCGCAGCATATGGCTACACCATGCAGGACTTGCGCCGTGCTGCTATGGCAAGAAAACCGCTGACTGCTCGCAAGGCTATTGCTGTTCGCCGTGCTCTCGACGAATATATTAACCGCATTGCTTTTCATGGTGATGCTAAATATGGTGTTGTTGGTATCCTGGACAATCCGAACATTGGTAACTATACCGTTCCCGGTGACGGCTCCGGTTCTTCTACTAAATTCAAAGATAAAACCGCTGTTCAGATTCTGCGTGATATGAACGGCATTATTAATTCTGTTAGCAAGCTGACTAACGACGTAGAAAATCCTAATACCTTGGTACTGCCGCCGGATCAATACAACTACATTGCTTCCACACCTTATTCTGATGTAGTCGCAGATTCCATCCTGTCTGTGTTTAAACGAAACAACCCGGATGTAACTGTATTGAAAGCCAATGAGCTGGCTGACGCAGGTGTAGGCGGCTTGGATATGATGATTGCATACGTTAAGGACGCAGACCATCAAACCTTGGAAGTTCCGCTGCCGTTCACTCAGCACACTATTCAGCAAAAAGGCTTGGAATTTGAAGTCCCCTGCGAGGTTCGTACCGCTGGCGTGTTGATTTACTATCCGCTGTCCATGAACAAGGCTTCTGGCATCTAATCTGACTATATACTGCCCTTTCGCATGAGAGGGCATTTTCTTTTTAGGAGGAACACAAATGAAAGTTAAAAACATCTCTAAAGCTGTAATTAATATCGACGGTAAATATATCATGCCTGATCAGTGCGGCATCGTTGGTGATGAATGGGGCGAAAACATTATTGTAAAAGCCTACATCAAAGAACAAATGATTACTGTTGAGAAAGGCAATGCTAAAGAAGCAAATGTTGATGATATGGCAGCAGACCTTGCAGGACTGTCCGCTGAATCCAGCAAGCGTTCTTTGACTGCTTTCGCTAAGAAATACAATATTAATGTAGAGGGCGCAGAAACCGCAGAAGATATTTATTCCGTTATTTTTGCTTTTGTAAACATGGCAAAGAAAAATGTTAACGGAAACTAAAGATAAAATAAAGCAAGCTTTTTCTGTTATCTGCCCCGAACTGATTCTTACGGATGAAGAATTAGAAGTCTACATTACTCTTGTTTCGCCTATGCTGTCAGAAAGTGTTTTTGGCAACATGTATATAACAGCATTTGTTTATCTTATGGCGCATCACGTTGTCCTGCGTCAGCTTATTTCGCAAGGCGGTAAAAGCGGTGCTGTTGATGTTGCGTCGCAGGTTACTTCTGAAAAAGAAGGTGATTTGCAGCGTTCCTTTGGCAGTAAAGCTGACTTTGATATGCTCGACAAGACGTATTACGGTGTTGAGTATAAGCGTCTATGCGCTATGTGTATCGTGCCTGTGGTTACAAGATTGGACGGTGTGATATGAGCAGGGTAGAGGATATTGACTTAGGTTGGAAAAATATCTGTAAAGAGCTGGAACATGAGCTTGACGGTGTTGTTATTCGCGTTGGCGTACAAAGCTCTGCAAAAGCAGCTAAAAGAACTGTAAAAGGCAAAGACGCACGGCGCACGACTACGACAACAGCTCTTGATAGACGCTTTAAAAAGCAGATGAAAATGACCGACCAGCCTTTAGCAGTTATTGCCGCCGTGCATGAATTTGGTTTAGGGCACGTCCCACAACGTTCTTTTTTACGTGGAGCTTATGACGATAACAAGGAGTTGATTGATACGATGGTTGATAGAATTGCGACAAATTCCTTGCGCAAAGATTTATCAATACAAAACGCATTACATCAGCTTGGGCAAGTCATGGAAGGCAAAGTAAAAGAAAAAATCGTTAATGGACCATTTGTGCCTAACTCCAATGAAACAATTAAGCGCAAAGGCAGCTCTAGACCATTGATTGATACAGGACACCTGCGGCAATCAATTCGCTATGTTATTGAGAAAGGCGGTAGTGAAGATGAGTAGTTTTCGCAAGCCTATCACCGTCCTACGTTATGACGGTAAACCCGAATTACTCGCTGACGGAACGTATCTTTATCCCGACGCAACGGAGCTAGAAGTTTATGCAAGCGTACAGGCGTTAAAGGCGAATGAGATGGAAGCACTGCCAGAAGGACGCAGGCAAGGCAGAGCGGTGAAGGTTTATACAGACGTTGAGCTGTACACTGCTGACCAACATACAGGAACGCAGGCTGACCGCTTTATTTGGCGTGGCAGGACGTTTGAGATTGTTGCTAGCGATGTTTTTCAGAGCGACGTTATAAACCACTACCGCGCCTATGCTGTGGAGGTGAGCGAATTTTGAGTGAAGCTAACACCCGAAATGAAGTACATACCTTTTTTATTACCTTAATGCAGAAGTTTTATCCGTCTGTGCTAGTACGCAAGGCGAAAACGAATGCTCCTGTGACGAATAAGCTTAACATTGTTGTAGACCTATTGTCTGAAAGAAATTTAGGCAATGAGGTTGTATTTTTGCCTAAAAGCGAACAATACAGCAATGCAGGCTTTCAAGAAGCCACGGTAAATATACAGGCTATCGGAGAAGGCTCGTTAGAGCTTTTAGACCAGCTTAAATATTTAATTGAAATGCCAGACATTGTTGACCTGTGTAGCGAAGCTAATGTTGCTGTAAACAGCGTAGAGCAGGTGCAAAATTTAACTGCTGCGCTTGATGGTACTACGTGGCAGGAAAGAGGTTCTGTCGACCTTACTGTGTCATATAGTCGAGAGCTGTTGCGAGACGGCGCAGACTGGTTCGACAAGTTAAAAATTAGCGGTATGACAAACAACGGCAAGGATAAAGAAGAACGCCCTGCTGTAGATGGTGAAATTGTAAAAATTGAAATTACTGGTGAATTAGAATAGGAGAGTGAATTGAATGGCGAATATTGACAGATTAGTCAACGTGCAGATTGCCTTAAACACAACTGGCATCTCGTCCAATGGCTTTAACACGCTCATGATTGTGTCTGCGCATGAACACGCTGCTCCGGCGTATGTATTGACCATCACGGACGCTGACCAGCTTTTAGATTTAGGCTGGAGCGCAGATGATGCAGTGTATAAAGCTGCATTACAGGCTTTTAGTCAGATTCCGCATTATGAAAAGGTTAAAATCGGTAGAATGAACTCTGATAGCTCCGCTGCTGATAACATGAATAAGATTTGTGCCGTTGACAACGATTGGTATGGCTTGTGCTATATTGACCGCACATCTGCGAAAATTATGGAAATGGCAGAATGGGTTGAGGCTCATACAAAACTGTATGGTACATCTGTTGCCGAAGCTGATGCGTTGCAAGCTGGCGTTGCAACAGATACAGGCAGTAAGCTGAAAGCGAAAAATTATTATCGCACTTTTATTTTTTACCATAAGGAAGCAGAAAAGGAATTTCCCGAAGCCGCTGTAATGTCCAGATGCTTTACTGTATATCCCGGCGGTGAAACATGGGCAAACAAAAAGCTTTCCGGCATTACAAATGATGATTTAACCGAAACAGAATATCTTGCGTTGACTGCCAAAAACTACAATACCTTTGAGAACTTCTCGGAGAATGTCAGCATTACTCAAAATGGTAAGACTTGCGCTGGTGAATGGATTGACGTTATCCGTTTCCGTGATTGGCTCGTTGAAACCATTAAAACCGAAGAATTTGCAATGCTTATTAATCGTGAGAAATTGCCGTACACTGATGCTGGCATTGCGCTTGTCGAAGGTGTGCTGAATAAAGTTCTGAAGCTTGGTCAAGACCGTGGCGGTATCGCTCCGACTGAATATGATGATGATGGCAACAGAAATCTTGGCTACACTATTACAGTTCCTAAAGCTGCTAATATTAGCGCAAACAAGAAAGCACAAAGAGTTCTTGACGATGTGAAGTTTACCGCACGTCTTGCAGGTGCTATCCATGCTGTCAACATTAATGGTTCTTTGACTTATGAGAACCTTATTCAGAAAGCTTAAAGGAGGGTAAATAAATGGCAAGAGTAAAAACATATGACCCGAAGAAAGTTAAGGTGCTGTTCGGCTCTCTTATTTTAACAGGCGTTGACGAAGGAACTTTTATCAACGTCGAAACCCAAGGTGACGGTATTTCCGCTATTGTCGGCTGTGACCAGGAAATTGTCCGTAGCATTGACCCGTCCTCTGTATTAAAGCAGGTTACTGTTACGCTGTTGCAGTCCAGCTCCAGCAATGCAGCATTGAGCTTGATTCAAGATGCGGACAATCAAAGTGGCGCAGGTCTGTTACCGCTTGTTATTAAAGATTTGAGCGGTGACAGCGTTATGGTTAGTGACCAGGCATGGATTGTAAAAAAACCTAACTTCCAGCGTGGCAAGTCTGCTTCTGACGGTAAATGTGAGTGGGTATTTATGGCTGTTGTTCCCGATGAAGCATTTTTGGTTGGCGGACATAGCTAAGAGGTGAAACATGAGGCAAGCAAAATTTGAAGTTAAAAACCGCAAGATTGGTGCGAATACATTCTATGTTCGCGCTTTTCCTGCATTGGAAGGCTTAAAGCTGTATGGTGACTTGCAGAAAGCTGTTACTGCTGCTTTAAAAGGCGGTTTAACATCTGACGGCCAAACTGAAGATGTGAAAGAAGCATTGTTAGGTGCTCAAATTAATATCGGTGCTATCATTGCGCAGTTAGGTGAAAGCTTTAATGGTGAAGTGTTGGCGCAGTTTTCGGAACGTCTGCTTGATGCTGAATATGTCAGCGTTAAGATTAAGGGCGAAACGGAAGCTGTTATGCTGACCGAAGATGTTATCAATGAGCTGTTCACCGGAAATCTTGTTGAGATGCTAAAGTTGGAAAAATTTATTATTGAGGTAAACTTTGGAGATTTTTTCACTTTAATTCCCAACCTCTCTGGAGTCCGCGAGATGTTGGTGAGCAAGTAGAAATTCCCGGAACATTATCGCCAACACTGGCCGCTGAATCTTTTGTTTGGCGGCCTGTGTTGGCTAAGGTAGTTACTGTTACAGAAATAAAAGAAGGCACTGTTACATTAAGCGACTTATGTAAAATAAACGCTCTGCTTGATATGCAGAGCGATGTACAAAGATACTATCTTGACCACCCTAAAAAGAAAGGAGCTGATGCGCCGTGGACGTAAGAAGTTTAGCTATTGCGATTGGCTTTAAAGTAAATCACTCGAGTGCTAAGCAAGTTGAGCAGACAACCAAGAAAGTTAAAACAGGACTTGAACGTGTTTGCGATTCTGCCGATAAAGCTGGCAATAAAGTAGATGGCTTGTTGTCGAAGTTAAGCGGACTGGCTATGTTCGCTGGCGTTACGCTATCTCTTGGAAGTATCGTTAAAACGATTGACGAATGGAAGGTTATTGAAGGCCAGGTAAATAACGTAACCAAAAGCCAGCAGGAATCAAAAGCTGTGCAGAAAGAGATTTACAACATTGCCAGCCGAACCAGGCAGCAATACAGTTCTACAGCTGAGCTTTATACGTCTGTTGCACGTAATGCGCAGGAATTAAAGAAAAGCACTAAAGATATTTTGCTGTTTACCGAGGACGTTTCAAATGCAATGCTGCTAGGTGGCGGTTCTGCTGCATCACAAGAAGCTGCATTGGTACAGTTGGGACAAGCTTTAGGTTCCGGCACATTGCGTGGTGACGAATTAAACTCTATTATGGAGCAAGCACCTAGACTTGCAAAGGCTATTGCCGAAGGCATGGGTACTACAATCGGACAGTTAAGACAGATGGGCAGTGAAGGCAAATTGACTGCACAAGATGTTTTTAATGCCATCCGTGGACAGTCTGAGCGCCTAAAAATGGAGTTAGGTAAAATGCCCTGGACTGTTGGCCAGGCAACAAACAAGATGCAAAATGCGCTTGGAAAATTTTTCAAAGAATTTGAGGACAAGACGGGCGTTGTCGACGGCATAGCTAAAAGCATGGCGAAATTTGCAGACTACATTGAGAATGTCAATCTTGATAACTTTATTTCCGGTCTGCGAATTGCAGCGATTTATGCAGGTATTCTTTTTGGTATGGCAAAATGGAGCAGTTTTGTAATGATGATAAGCAGTGCCGTGAAGTGGATTGTCGCTATACGTGATGCTTTATTCTTGGCAACAGGTGCACAAATAATGTTCAACAGCCAAACGCGAAAGGGAGCTGCTTTGCAGATGTTAGTAATGGGTAAATTCTTGCTGATTGCAGCTGTAATTGCGCTTCTTGTTTTGCTTATCCAGGATTTTTACAAATGGGTGACCGACCCGAAAGCGGACACGATGATGAAGCGTTGGTTCGGAGATTTTGAGCCGATAAAAAATAAATTTATCGACTTCAAAAATAGCGTTGTTCAATGGTTCAGCGACATTGGAACGGCTATTGCTTTTGTGCCTAAGCTTATCTATGAGCTGTTTAAATTGGCGTTTGAAGGCATTTGGAATTTAACTTCTTGGCTGTGGCAAGGAATAGGCAATGCGTTTGTTTCCGGACTTGCTGCAATAGGCTATGTCATAGCAGGAATCATCATGCTGTTTGTTAACGCTTTCAGATTTATCCAGGATGGCTTAACGGCAGTGGCTACGTTCTTTGCCGATACCATAAATTTTGGATGGCAGTTAATAAACGGCTTTTTCGACAGTATAATCAAGTGGGTGAAAGATGCTATTAATTGGGTTGACAAATTAATCAGCAAGTTAAACATCCTGCAAGGTGTGAAAGATTTTGTAAACAACAATATCATTAATCCTATTACAGATTTTGCCGGCACTGCAACAAACCGCCTGTTGGGTAATCCCGGTGCTACAAACACTTCATCCAACATTTCCAATAGTGGCAATACAACAAATTATATCCAGGTTACAACTGCAAGCACCTCCCCGGAAGCAACAGCGACTGCGGTAGGTAATGCTGTTGGCCGTAATAGCGGTTGGCCTGTTGCTAACTATTTTCCTTTAAGTGAGGCGAAGTAAAATGCTGGCAGATATTTTAGGTTACAACATCAAGAATCCTACGCAAGTCGGCTCTTTAAAGGTTGACATTGTAAAATCTTTTGAATACACCTATGACCAGGATGTTACAGGACACCCGGTAGAAACAGGGTTTGAAATCGCTGACCATATTGTCAATAAGCCTTTAAAGCTGACAATGACCATCGGCATTTCGTCTGCTCCTGTAACGTGGTTTTATCAGAATGGGCGGGGAGAGAAGAAATTTGCTAACGGCTTACAACTCCTGGAAGAAATTCGAGATAAGAAAGAGCCTGTTACCATCGTTAGACCCGAAAAGAAATATGACAACATGGTCATGACCTCTTGCCGGGTAAGCAAACAGGATTCTTCTAAAAGCATTATCTATGCTGACTTAGCTTTTCAGCAGATTATTAAGGTAACCACGCAGACAACGGCAATTCCCGAAAATGTTGTCACAGCGTCGCAGGAGGAAAACGCTGGCGAAACTGCTGCAAACGCAGGCGCAGGAAAAACATCTTCTGTTGATGTTGGCGGAGGTTCCGTTGATATTCCCGGCAGTAGCGGTTCTGGTGGCCTTGGTGATTCTTTAGGGAGCGAAGCTGCAACAAATAAAAGCTGGCTTGCTGGCGGAGTGGATAATATTAAAAGCGGATTAGGCTTGCTGTTTTAGGAGGGAATATGATTACAATTAATTTTGCTGATGGCAATGATGTTGTTTTTAGCGTTCCTTTGGACGGCGAAAAATATAAAGCAAGGATGTGCTGGAATCACGAAGGGCAGTTTTGGACATTGCACCTTTGGGACGCCAACAACAATGTTATTCTTGCTAATGCCTGCGTTGTGCCGAAATTCCCTTTGCTGATGAATCATCATAAAGTCAATGCTCCGAGGGGAGAATTTCTTGTCTTAACAGACAAAGAAAATGTCGGCAGGAATGATTTTCAAAGCGGTGCTGCGACGCTCGTATATTGCACAGAAGATGAATTTTATGGAGGTTAGCCATGGCTCAGTTTGACCGCATTTATAAAATCACTTTAGGCGTGCAAGGTTCTGATGGCGTAGTTATCGAAGCAAAAGCGAAAGAGCAGGGGTTGGAGATTGAATTTGACATTGCAAAAAGCCTTGCCAAACAAAGCAATTCCTGCTCACTGAAGATTTTTAACCTGTCAAAAGCGACTGCCGACAAGTTGGAAAGAGCAGATACAATCTGTATTCTTGAAGTAGGGTACAGCGAGGACGCAGGCTTAAAAAGAATTTTTATAGGCTGGGTAACTGACTGTTATTCCTACATGAGTGGTTCTGACAAGGTTACGGAAATGAAGCTTTATGACGGCCATGTTGCTATCCGTGACAGCATCGTGTCCTTGTCTTATGCTAAAGATGTTAGCAGGAAGAAAGCCATTGACGATGTTGCAGCAGATATGGGATTGGTAGTAACCTATGCTGATGATTGTGAGTTCTCTACCTTTGCCAACGGCTTTTCTTTTGTCGGCGCTGGGCGTGAATGTCTTGATAAGGTGTGCGCTGGTACTGACTTGGAATGGAGCATTCAGAACAACACCTTGCAAATTATCAAGCAAGGCGGTAATACCAATGTGCAAGCAATAAAGCTTACTCCCGAAAGCGGATTGATTGGTTTTGTCGAAAAACTTCTTAAAGGTCCGACAAAAGCGGCGAAAAAAAAAGCAAGCAACATTCAGCCGAAAAGGGACAAAAAAGCAGGCTGGAATGTCAAATGCCTTTTGCAGCCTGTATTGAACCCTGGTGATTTGGTATACATCGACTCACAGGAAATTAAAGGCTGGTTTAAAATAGAAAGCTTAAAACACAACGGCTCTTATAGCGGTCAAAACTGGTATACGGAGCTTGAAGTGTATGAGATTGTGCCGAAGGAGTGATTAGATATGAGCCTTGACGCAGCAGCTGATACGCTGGAAGGATTGGAGAATCTTATGCAGCAGAAGATAGGCAACATTCATACCTGCTTGCCTGGTACAATTTTGTCTTTTGATGCTTCAACCTGCCTTGCAAGCGTAAAGTCAACGCTGAAGAAATACACCGCCGATGATAGGGTATTGGAATATCCTGTTATCGACGGTGTTCCTGTTTTTATGCCCCACGCAGGAGCGGCGCAGATTACTTATCCGGTAAAACCTGGTGATAGCTGCTTAATAGTTTTTTCTGAACGCAGTATTGATGAATGGCTTGGAGCTGGCAGTGATGATAACCATGACCCACGGCAATATGATTTGACCGACGGCTTTTGTTTTGTCGGCATGATGCCCTCACAGTCAATTTCTGCTGAAAATGTTGAAGTTATCAACGGTGGCACAAGGCTTAGCCTTACGCCCGGCAACACTATAAATGTTGTTGGTAACATCAATGTGCAAGGGACGATAACTTGCACTGGTGATGTACAGGGTGGCGGTATTAGCCTTATAGGACATACGCATACAGCTCCGCATGGCGAAACAAGTTCGTCGCATTGAGGTGAAAAACAATGAAAAAAGAAGAAGTTACGATTGCCTACAAAAAACAAAAAGCTGCTTGCATTGCTGCGTTTTCTACGCTGACAAGCTCGTGGACGTATTTTGTCCGGCTCGAAAAAGCTATTAATAACTATTTTAGCAATGTTGATGGTGTGTCGGATTCTGTGCGTGCTGTTATCCGTGGGGCTTATACATCGCAGACAAAAGCAGCGTTAAAATGTAAAGATGACGCAAAATACGGCATTAAATACACTGCTGATGTAGGCAGTATTGATTTATCGCCATATTGGTATGCGTGGGATTGGCTGAAAGAAAATCTTGCCGACAAAATCAAATATACTACGGCTGAAACATCTGCACATGCAGAAGGAAGTTCCGGGGAAAAAGTTGTTGATGCTGAACAGCCGGAGCTTGATGCTGTTATAGAAGATGTTCTGCAAGCCAGGGCCGTAGAAACTGCGCAGATTAACGATTATGCGGAATCGTTCTGGCAAGGCAACAGCAAGATGGACTTTATTTGCCTTGTAGAGGATAGGGGCGAAGTTGTGGAAACGCCCGATAAAAAAAGTATTGTCAAGAAGCTCTATCTTGATTGCGGCTTGTTGACGCAGATTCAAGACAATAATTTGGATGTATACGTTCCTAGCTATTTAGGAGGTGTTGGCAATGCTTGACCTTGCTTTAAATGCAAAGACACATGACCTTGCTTTAAATAGTGATGTGATGTTTATCGACAATGCCGAGCGTGTGGCGCAGCAGATAAAAATTCAGCTTCTTACGTTTCTTGGGGAGTGGTTTTTGGATGTTACGCACGGCGTACCCTACCTTAATTATGTGCTTGTAAAAAATCCAAATTTTACATTAATCAGAGAGCTTTTCCGTGAGCAGATTTTAAAGGTTAACGGAGTGAGTAATTTAGTCAGCATTGATATTGATTTTAATTCTGCTACACGGCAAATGTCATTGAGCTATGAAGCAGAAACAGAATACGGCATGATTACAAGGAAGGAGGTTTTAGGCTATGGAGTACGGAGTAACGGTTAACGGTTTTGTCAGAAAGCGTCTGCCAGAGATTCGGGAAGATATTTTTAAAAGCTTGGAACAAAATTTAGGCTCAACAGTCAGCCGTCAACCTAACAGCATGATAGGCGTTCTCGTTGGTGTATATGCAGCAGAGATTGACAGGATGTGGCAGCTTTTGGAGCGTGATTATTATGACCGCTCGCCGATTAGTGCCAGTGAAGGCAGTTTGGATAACACACTTGCATACACCAATGTGCAGCGCAAGAAAGCTCAGGCAAGCTATCTCTATGCTGTATGTTATGGACGCAGCGGAATGGTTCTTCCTGCTAACTGCCAGATTAAAGATGCTTCCGGCTACAAATGGAATATTATCGAAGAAAGCACGATCACTCTTAATGACTGTGTGCATGTAACGCTTGAAGCTGAAACGCCAACTAAAGGAAAGGTTTACAGTGTACAGTTTGATAATGATGCAGTTATAAAATATACAGCGCAAGAAAATGATACTGCGTTGATTGTCGCTGTTGCCTTGGCTTCTCAGAGCGTTGAAAAGTGGCAAGGCAGTATTGTTGAAGGCAAACTGGTTTTTGAACGCTCGGACAGGCGATATGGAGCTGTTGTTGTGCCTAACGAATCATTTGTAGTAACGCAGGTTGGAAGTCCTATTCGTTTTGATTGTGAGGAATACGGAGAAATTGAACCTTTGCTAAATAGCGTGAATTACATCAACACAAATTATGACGGCTGGTTTTCTGTTAGCAACGAATCCGAAACATATGTAGGGCGTGACTACGAAACAGCATCCGAAGTTCGTCAGCGTTATGCGTCTGCTGTATTCAGAAACAGCATAGGAATGAAAGAAAGTATTAAGGCTGGATTGCTTGAATTGCAGGATGTTACCAGCGTAACGATTTATGAAAACCGCTCTGATGAAACGGTTGATGGTTTAAAACCTCATTCCTTCCAGGCTATTGTTTTCGGTGGCGATGAAGAAGCTATTGCTCGCACTATCTTGAATGTTGCACCTTTAGGTATTGATACAAACGGCGATATTTGCGTTCGCATTGAGGATAGCGAAGGTGCAGCGCAAAATGTATGCTTTAGCCGTCCGCATGAGGTACAGATTTATGTCAAAGTTATCATTAAAGAATATAACGAAGAAATTTTACCTGGTGATGCAATCGACAAAATTAAAAATATCGTTGTCGAACAGATTGGCAAACTGTCGATGGGTAATGATGTTATTTATCAGCGTTTGCTTGGTCCTATTTACAGCGGCGTTGACGGCATCAGCTATATTGAGTGCAGCGTGTCTAAAGACGGCCAAACGTATAAGCAGGAGAATATTCCGATTGAACGTAGTGAGCTGGCAGTAACGAAGCTTGCTAATGTCATTGTTGCATTGGAGTTATGACCATGACTACAAGTAAAAGAATGTATAACCATTTGCTGAGTCAGTTCAAAAATAAGCCGAATATTAAAGCGTTTTTAATAGCGGTCGGGAATGAGCTTGATGAAATCGACAGAGTGCGTGAGCAGATAAGCACGCAGATATGGCCAGATACGGCAGTTGGTAAGCAGCTCGATATGTGCGGTGAAGTCGCTGATATTTCGCGCCGTGTCGAAAATGCTATTGCTATGGACTTTTTTGGCTTTCCCGACCATGGCGATATGGGATTTGGCATGGCTCCGTTTCGTAGAATGTACGATAACTATTTAACATCCAGCGACTTAAATGACCGTTATTATCGTCTTGCTGTTATCTCGAAGATTGAAAAGAACACTACAGACTGTTCTCGGGTTAGTACCATACATAGCATAAAAAAAGTTTTTAATGTTGCACGTGTTTCCGCTGTGAATGCCGGAAATGCTAAAATGCGCATAGGAATAGGACGTTTGGTAACTAGCAAAGAAAGCCGTCTAATTGACGCACTAAATCTTATTATTCGCGGAGCTGGCATCGGCATTATCTATGTTTATTCTTTTGATGCTGCAAATACGTTCGGCTTTAGCAGAAGTGGAGAAAATCCCTATAATTTTAAAGGATTTAACCAGGGGACATTCGCAAGGATTATTAAAGTGAAAGGGGGACTTGTTGAATAATGGTAATGAAACAGCCTACTTTTGATTTGATTTTTGGTAGTAGCGCAAGCATTGGTGAGATGATTGATTCTTGGCCTGAGCTTGATTACCTGCGTGGCTGGGGCTATCTTGACAAAGGAGAAGCGCCGCCGCTTGAATACTTTAACAAATTACAGAATGTGAGTGATTTAAAAAGTCAGTACCTTTTTAACAGCTTAAACATTCGTAAGAACAATACATCTTATGTTAATGGCGATATTGTATTGTCACCTAACTTGCCTAAAAGTCTTGTCTTAGCATGTACTGTTGGCGGTGACACGGCTGTAAGTGAGCCAGATTTTCGAGAAGCTGTGCTCGGAGCAACTTATACTGATGGCTCAGTGACATGGGAGGTTATTCCGAGAGCGTACAAATTAAAGACGGCAACCGAAACTGAAATTCAGAATTTGATTACAAAGGAGCTGGCATAATGGCTAACTTGCAAAAATTAATTGACCTTGACGGATTAAGCTATTTTTTAGGACAAATAAAAGCAAAATTTGTTCGTTCGGTTAATGGCGCAAAACCCGATTCTAAAGGCAATGTCAATATTGCTAATATGGAAGGGGCAACATCTAACGCCGCTGGCAAAGCGGGACTTGTTCCTATTCCAGCGGCAGGAAAGCAGGATATGGCATTGTGCGGCGATGCAACATTTAAGGTGTTGCCTATTGCTGGTGGTGGCACCGGGCAAACTACTGCTGCTGGCGTTCGCAATATTTTAGGTTTAGGCAATACAGACGGAGCATTACCAATTGCCAATGGTGGTACAGGCGCAGATAATGCTAACACTGCCTTGAGTAATCTCGGTATTTTAGGTGCTATCGTTAACGCAAGCGTAAGTGGTAAGACAATTACGTTTACAAAAAAGGATAATACAAAGTTTAGCATTGACACGCAGGATACAAATAACGGTATCGTAGCAGCCCTGCTAGCGCAGAATGGATACGTTAAGTTTGCGAATGGCCTAATTCTGCAGTGGGGAGCTTGCGAAAGAGGAACGCTAGAAATAAGCTTTTTACTCACCATGTCTAACACAAATTACAACATCAACAAGCAACTCACGCAATATTACGATGGTGTGTCATACTCACGCGAAACCTGTGTATATGATTTGGATGTTAGTGGCTGCAAAACTTACGGCACGACTAGCTCATTTCGTTGGCTTGTAATAGGTTGGTAGCAGTGGAGATATGCAGCATCATATGACGTTATTGACATTACTTTGCCTATAACTATGCGCAATCACAAAATACTTAGTATTTTGTGATTGCAAAAACTCATACTCTGCACAAAACCAAGAGGGTAATGCCCGCTATAAGGCTGCATCAGAAACAAAGCTTCAGATATGGTGCGGTTGCAGTATCCACATAACTGGATATTGCTGGTTAGTTTTAGGCTTTTAGCAGGGGAAAGCAACATCTTCTACGGCTGATGTTGTAAGTCCCCACTGCACAAAAGGCTCATAACGTATTATTTTAAACCCATGCTTATCATTACACCTAAATCATAAAAAATCACCCACAGGCAGAATCTGTGAGCGTAGAAAGGAAAAGCTATGAACTTAGAACGTCAAAATCAATACCTTATTCTACCAGAAAACGGCAACAGAAAAGATACCAAATTAGCCGTTGAATATAGCGAAGAACAAATTGCTGAATTTGTTGCTGCTGGCTATGTAATCGTTAACCAAGCCGATTTTAACAAGCTCATTGGCAATGCTGACAAAGCGTATCTTATTGCCAACAATGGCACAGTGTACGAAAAGCCAGCACCTACAGACGAGGAACTGCTGGCATCTGCTAAACCTGCCAAAATCGCAGAGCTTAAGGCTGCGAGGGATGCAAGAGAGGTAGAGCCTATTGAGTATGGTGGCAACATGTATGATTACGATGACAAGGCGCGTGAGCGCATCAACGCTGCCATCATCGCATTAGACATGCAGACCGCTCAGACAAAGGCTGTTGCCAGCATCGACTGGACTACAGCAGATAACAAAGATGTTAGCGTAACTGCTGATGATTTACGTTGCGTAATCGCATCTGTAGCACAACGCTCAAACGCCCTACACGTGGCGTATAGAGCAGCTAAGGACAAGGTAGAGTCAGCGATAACTGTTGCTGAGGTCGAGGCTATTACTTTAAATGCCTGATTATGGATAAAGCCTATAACCATGCGGCTTTGAGCTATGTTGCCGACGCAAATACCGGGAGCAACAGGATAGCAACAGCGCAGATGTAGCTATAATGCAGGATGTAGGATATAGCAATGCAAGAGTAAGCAACAGGTTAGCAACACAAACAAAAAAATCCCCGGATTAAACCGGGGATGAATGGCATTATATGTACGTCAACTTGTCTATCTCTGATATCAGTGTAGCGGTTGGCACATCCTTGTTAGAGTAATCGCAGATAGCATTTACAACTTCTGCAGATGTATATGTAGACATAGTTTTTGAAAATGTATGGCGAGCTGTGTGGACAGAATGGTTGCGGAATCGGTGATAAGAGAGCTGTTCGCCTTTTTTATCGACGATTAGTGTTCTGCCTTTCTCCTGCACCCATAGCTGGAAATAGGGAAGAGATTTACGGCTGATAGGAACAGCACGATTTTCGCCAGCTTCTGTCTTAGACTCACGGACGATGAAATAGCATTGTTTTAGCTTTACATCACACTTTTTACGGCTAACATCTCAGACGGACGCACGCCGCTATAAATCATCATTACAACAACTTTTGCCCAGCGAGAAAGCGGTTCTGTGCTTTCGGCAAGGCGTTTCACTCGGTTCAGCTGACGTGTGTTAAACGGTGACTTCGGATAGACAATTTTCTTTTTGTCTATATCAATGTACTTGCTTATATCTGCACTTGCTGAGATAATTTCATATTGCAGGTCACTTATCTTTAGGGTGATAAATTTCTTGCTGTAGAGGAGCTCACAGTGCTTGTAGGCAGCAGTATAGTTGGCTGCTGTGCTTTTAGCTATCTTAGGAAAGTGTTCTGCTGACCACAGTTTAAAGATTTCGCTGAATGTTATTTCGGAAGGATTGAATAAAGATGGATTTTTATTATATGCAACCAAATATGCGAGGGCATCCTCATATGTAGCAAAATATCCTATCGGTTTTTGCTTGCCTTTTATGTATTTTTTACATACATAAGGTTTGCGACGATGTTCGCCGTAGTAAGAAATTGAGCCGAATCCGTTAGGTAATTTTAATTTTTTCATAGTTTTTCACGCTCCTTTACTTTTTAAGTATAGGAGTTTTTTATTACGCGAAAGGAGCACACCATGTCCGACACAATCTCAATTTCAACTACCAACAAATCCCTATTCGACGACCTCTCTGCCCAGCTAAAATCTCTCGGCTACATCTTAACTGCCCGTGAGACAAAAAAGTCAGAATACATTTTTGACGATAGCCCAAAAAGTGTAACGGTATATACTGCTATGTTTAGTACAGAACCTTGTTGCGGTATTGTAAGGCAGTGTGAGCAAGAAGCTACCTATAACGAGAGTACGAAGAGAGAAAAGGAATTAAGCACAAAACTTGTTGCAAAGCCGTGAGATAAGGAGAAGTGTGAGATGATTGAAAATATGTTTAGTTACGTTGTTAATTTAGTTTTAGGTGGTTTAATTAGCTACGTATTTGCGATGTACCGCCAAAAGAAAAAGGAAAACGATGCACTGAAAGCTGGTCTGCAAGCATTACTGCGTGACCGCATTATTCAAGCTTACAATCACTATGTCCAGGATAAAGGCTGGATACCAATCTATGCCAAAGAAAGCATTGACGCTTGCTACAAAAGCTATGAGGCGCTGGGAGATAATGGCGTGATTGACAGTCTGATGGAGCAGTTAAACGAGCTGCCTAACTATGACTTAAAAGGACATGATGAAAAATGCAAGGAGTGTAAGTGTCATGCGTAAATTGATTAACATGTTGAAGAAGAACGATAACGCTTATAGCGTGGGTAGAATCTGCGCTGTGATTGGCTTTGTTGTTTGGGTGCTGGTGACTTTGTGGCTGGCGTTTTTTGCCCGCACTTGGGGCAACTACGAAAGCTGCACACTTGGCATGGTGGCGCTGCTTCTGGTCCAGCTTGGGAACAAGGCGATTGAAACAAGAATGTTTAGAATAAGAAGTGAGGAACGGAATAATGAGCGATTGGAATAAAGCATTAGCGACAGAGATTGCAAAAGGATTAATTAATACAGGAATTGAAGGCGGCTATGACAGCGTAGCAAAGTCTACGGCTTATGCTTACCCGTCAATCGGTGTCAGCCAATGGGAGGGCAACAGAGCTGATGAGCTTTTGAGAGCTATTCCCGGCGGCAAAGAATTTGTCGGCAGAACCTATATTGATATTAAGGCAAGCGGCGAACTGCCGATGCTGAAAGAGCTTTTGAGAAGCGACGCAGGGCAACAGGCGCAATTAGATCAGTTATCACGTGACTGCCTGCAATACGTCGAAGTGCTTCAGCAAGTGCCGACGTTGGACGATACTAGATGTTTGATTTATGCAGGAATGTGGTGTCCTACGTCAACCTACGTTGTAAAGCGTTTCTTGGAGAATCGTTTTGAGCGTGTCGACCTGCGTAGCCTGGAAGCACTTTATAAACTGTTTAAAAATTATTACTGGATTGCTGCCGATGTTGGCGAAATATACAGAGCAGGTTACGCCAACAGAGCAGAAGCAACATATCAGTATGTTGCTGGTATTGATTTGACAACGCCGTATGGCGTACCTGCTTATGGCTATGCAGGAAACGGACGATAAGAAGGAAGGTGAAATCATGGAAGAATTAAAAGATTTTATCACTGACAAGAGATTTTTGGTAGGCCTTGTTTTAGGCTTTACTCTTGGCGCGTTGCATCACTATTTCGGATTGTAACGAGGTTATAATGACAGATGAAACAAAACGTAAAATCGATAAGGCTATTAAAATCAGTCTTATTGTTGCTGGCCTTTTGCTTATCTGCAATGACGCTTATTATCGGTGGCACAGCAGAAGCAGCTCCACAGCAGATAACAATGTCAATCGCACAGTGGAACAGCTTAAAGCAAGAAACGAATCTGCTAGAAGCGAAATTGCAGATAGTGAGCGATATGTTAGCGACGCAGAAAAGCACGTCGAGCGAGCTGATGCAACAATTAGCAGAAGCGAGGTTACAGCTAAACGAAACGAGGAAAGCACTGAACAGCTCCAAAAGCTCATTAGCGAATGCCAAACAATCGTTAGACGACAGCAAAGCATTATACAAGACGTTGACAGAGCAAATGGAGTTGGAGCGCAAGAGAGCGAAAAGAATTAAGCATCAGCGTAACTTGTACGCAGGATGTGCGGTGTTCGTTCTTGCGTATGCGGTTGCAAAATGATTTTCGCTATGGTATAATAAATATGGTTGTTGGATGTTTCTCTATTATGCTACATCTAATGGCGAGCTGTGATAGTGCGCAATGTTATAGCTTGCCCAGTTTTATGTATTAAATTACGAAGCAGAGTCCACGAGTTAGCGAATGTGGAGCAGTTGAACACTGCTGGTTAATAGCCTATGAAGGTGCAATTCCTTCCTGCTTAAAATTGTCTACTTGTTGGTTCCGCTAGGTGCCTTTTGAAAGCACTCTGTGTCATGCAGGGTGCTTTTATTATGCTTAAATTTAGTGACTGTCTGTTTGCTGATGTGATATAATGTGTTTAATAAACACATTATATTGAGGTGATAAGATGATGGATAAAGAAAACGTTCAGCAGGAAGTTTTGCCTGCTGGCGTAGTGACAATGTTGTTTGCAGAAAACAAAAGAATTATTGATAAGCAGTTTTATATCATGGCTGGTATGTTGATTGCCAACATTGGTCTGATTGCACTACTTGCTTATGTACTGAAAAGGTGATTTAATGAAAGAGCTGCTAAAAAGCGCGAGGATATGGATGACAGAAAGCTCGCGCCGCTCATTTTATGCAGTGCTTCACGAAGCGAAGATAACGCCACGACAAATGAAAATCTGTGAAATGAAATTTGTTGATGGTAAAATGAATTACCAAATCGCAATGGAGTTGAACATCTCCACTAAAACTGTTGACAGAGAAATAAGCACTGCGTATAAGGCTATTAATCGAGTGCTTTCTAAATGAAGTAATCCCCATTAAGAGAAGTGTAAAAGCTTTTCTTAATGGGGATTATTTTTTTTTGCTCATTTTTGCTGTCTGAATCGTGTCTAATTTATGTCCGAATGTATAGGAGAATGTGTCTTTAGCTTTAGGGATTAGTTTTATTGCTACCACTTAAAATATAGGTGAGGTGATAAAGATGTACGGAAATTATTACAATCCTTATGGGGCTACACAGCAAATGCAACAGAGGTTAGCTAATTTGCAACAGCAACAACAACAAATGTATCAGCAACCAATGCCGACAATGATGCCACCTGCACAGCCAAATGCTTATCAGCCTGTACAGCAAATCAAAGGCAGACCTGTTACAAGCATTGAAGAAGCACGAGCAGCGCAAGTTGACCTTGACGGAACGAGTACATATTTTCCTGCTCCTGCCGAAGGAAAAATTTATGAAAAGCTTATAGGCATGGACGGCTTGCCGATTTTTAGAGTTTATCAGCTCCAGCAGGACGGTGGTATGCAAGCTCCTGCCTACGCTGACAATAACACAGTGCTAGCATTGCAAAGACGCATTGAAAAGCTCGAAGAGCAGATTGGAGGAATAACAAATGATGAACATATTCCAGATAATGCAGATGGTACAGCATGCAGGAAATCCAATGGGAATAATGCAACAGCTCGCAGGACAAAATCCGCTGATGAGTAGGGCAATGCAGATGGGGCAAGGAAAGTCACCGGAGCAGATGCAAACTCTTGTGAGGAATCTTGCCAAACAAAAAGGCATGAACGATGAACAGCTTAATCAATTTTTAAGTCAATTTGGTTTAAGGCTTCAATAAGCGCGCAATGAAGCTTTAGATAGATTTTTACGGAGGTGAAAAAATCATGGAAGGTGCAAACATTGTCCCTGTAATGGACATGAATCGAAACAATGGTTATGGTGACTGCTGGGGCGGCGGTATGTGGTTTATGTGGATTATCGTTCTTTTCGCTCTTATGGGCGGTTGGGGCGGTAATTGGAATAACCGTGGTAACATGGGTGCTGAAATTTTTGCTAATGGCAGCATGACACGTGATCAGATTGCAGACCAATTTTCCATGCAGGATATTAAAGACGGTATTCGTGGTGTTCAGAATGGCTTATGTGATGGTTTTTACGCTCAGAATAGCACTATGCTTAACGGCTTTAATGGCGTACAACGTGACATTATGCAGACTGGCTATCAGCTTGGTAGCGAGATTGCACAAAATCGTTTCGCCGCTCAGCAATGCTGCTGCGAGCAAAAACAAGCTATTGCTTCTCTTGGTTACGAAACTAACCGAAATATTGACGCAGTATGTTACGAAAATGCACAAAATACTTGTGCTATCGTAAACGCCGTCAAAGAGGACGGAGAAAAGACCAGGGCAATTATGGTAGCTAACCAGATTCAAGATTTGAGAGACAAGCTCTCAGACCGCGATCGCGACTTGCAGACCGCTAATTTCCAACTGTCTCAGCAAGCTCAGAGTGCTGCTCTCATCGGCATGTTAAGACCTTATCCTCAACCTGCTTATATTACGTCTAGTCCGTATCAAAGTGTCGCTGCCAATGTAGCTGGTGCTTGTGGCTGCGCTTATAATGTAGGCTAAAAATAAGTTATGTGCATTAACTGCACTGTATTAGGGACGGTGCACGCCGTCCCTATTGCTTTAAAAAACGATAAAATTTAAAGGTATCAAGAAAATACCTTGATTGCGTAAAGAGGTGAAAATAAATGATTTGCTACGAAAAATCTTCTTTGAACGCTGCGGCTGTTGCTGCTCAGTCTGTTGCAGCTAATGCTTTTGTTAGCTTTCCTATAAATAATCTTCTGACTGGCGTTGCTATTAAGCATCCTGCTGGAAGCTCTAGTGTTAGCCTTATCCGTGGTTTATACCTTGTCAGTGTAAATGCTGATGTTGTTCCTGCTGCTGCTGGCAATGTAGGCTTACAGCTTCTGAGTACCACGGAAAGCACATCTTCTGTTATTAATGGTGCGGAAAGCATTGTTACTGGCGTTGCTGACACAGCTGTCAATATTTCTTTTACTACGCTGATTCGTGTTCGTCCTTCTTGCTGTGCAGTAAACAACATAACAAGTTTGCAGGTACAGGCAACTGCAGCGGCAACAATTAACAGGGCAGCTATTAGCGTGGTTAAGCTTGCGTAAGGAGGTGTAGTTATGCACTCCTATAAAGATTATTGGAACAAGATTATAGGTGACGATACAAAAGAGAGAGCAATGGAAGAAATTGTTTGCGGTGCCCTCGAAAAGCTTAAAATGCACTGCCCAGACCTTTTTTATCGCACGTTATATGACCTGCACTGCGTTGCTTATGGTCCGCATTTTGATGAAGCACTTGCAAAGTTGGCTGTTAGCAAGATGCAGAACACGGATGGCACTAATGGTGAGCATTGGACGTATGAGCAGACCAATCAACTTGCAGAGCAGCATAATATCAAGCATAAAGCTGATTGGTATTATGTGCTGAATATGGTGTATAGTGATTATGGTGCAGTGTTCAGCGGTGATACCGGAACACTTGTCAAGATTGCTAAAGCTTATATGTGTGACCCTGATGCTCCTAGCGGAAAAGTCCTTGACTTATGGGTAGCTCAAATGAGAGCAAAGGAAAGACAATAATTATATTATTTGCACCTGCTGTAAGCATATGCTATAATATATGTGTGGTTTGGTTTGAATTTGTTTCCATTTCGGTATCTCAATTATCTTCTTATTACATACGGCTAAAAAAAGCAGGTTTAGTCAGCCTGCTTTTTTGCTTGTGAGTTCCAAATGAGTTCCAAAATAAAAGCAACTAAAAAAATGAAAAAAATAAGCGCAAAGATATGCACTATGCAGTAAAAAAGCACTTGCAAAAAAGTGGCTGATTTGGTAAAATCAGTAAAAGGGACTATAAGCAAAAACCGCCAAACCCTAGTATTCATGGGGTTTGGCGGTTCTTTTTTTATTGATTGAGTTCAAAATGAGTTCCAAAAATTAAAATTCGCTATTTTTTGGCAAGTTATCCACAGTTAGGCTCTCTAATTTGTCGACAGCCTTTCTATTAGCTTCAGGCATCATGTGAGCATAAAATTTGAAGGTTGTGTTTGTATCTGCGTGACCAATCTGTTCAGCGACTGCTAAAATATCTCCGGTAGTTGCATAAAGCATGGAAGCATAGCTGTGCCGGAGAATATGAGGGCTGATTCTTGGCAAGCCTAACTTAATGCAGTGATAGCGCATATATGTTCTGATAGCCGTCGGCTTTATGCCGTCAAAGATATAATCTTCGGCTTTGACCTTGTAAAGGGTGCTTATGTAGCCCATGATTTGATGATAGAGGTATTTCGGTATCTCAACATCACGAACGGAGCTTCTTGTCTTGGTTGTGCTGATGACATATTCGTCTTTATTGTTTATCCTCATGAGTGATTTGTCGACGTGAATTTTATAGGGAGATATATCCTCGATTTTTAGTGCCAGAACTTCACCTATTCGCAAGCCTGCCCAAAAGATAATATTGAACAGCACTCTATGTGAAGCTATCTCAATATCATCATAAAAAATCTTATACTGCTCAACTGTCCACAGTTTTGCTCGTGTATCGTTTGAATATGGCTTTACCCTGTCAGTAAGAGTGACAGGGTTATTTTTTGTCCCGAAGTTTCTTTTTGAGAATTCAAATACCTGGTTCAGTTCTGAGCGGATGCGGTTTAGCAGTCTGCTTGAAAGACGTTCTTTTTCTGATTTTTCATTTTGAAGTGCAAGCCAGCGCATAACTTGAAGCGGAGTAACTTTATCGACGTTCATGTTTTCAAAGAAGGGGAGAACGTAATATTCTAATGCCTGGATTTTTCCGTCAACTGTAGATTGTTTTAATTCTCCTAGCTTTAGTTTGCTGTCCAGCTCCTCCCGGTATGCTGCAATAACTTCGCTGAATTTCGGATCATGTGTATGAGTTTTGTTTCTCATATCGCTTTCGTATTTTTCAGCATCACGCTTTTTATCAAAACCTCTTTTGGTTGTATGTTTTCTTACGCCTTGCCAATCTTTATACCAAAAAGCACAGTCCCATTTTCCTGTTTTCAGATTTTTTGTTACTGTCATGTTCTGCAGCTCCCTTCTTGTAATTTTTGCCAAAAAATGCAAAAAAAACTCTTTCATATTTAGCTTATACGCGACTTTTCAAGGCTTCTACTTATATTTATATTAGTAAAAGTTAAATGCTCATATAAGCTAAATATGAAGCTCTGATAAGATTTTTAATTTATAAAAATAGTGATATAAACTATATGAAAACACTGGCTTGAAAAGCAACCTGAAATTTTATGTTCAGACTGTTTTTTAAGCCTTTTTTATTTCAAAAAGCACAAAAGCAGACCATTTCTGGTCTGCTGATTTATTTTATCGACTGCGTACTGCTATATGCTTGTTTGAATTTGTCGTTTGCTTCCTTGACTTTAGCAGCCGAATCCTTCCAATCTGCAAGCCAGGTGTTTTTGTCTAGTGATGGCTTGTCTTTTACTCGTGCCGTTACATCCAAAAAGTTTATTACGCAAGAAATATATGTATCTGTCAATGTTGCAATATAAGAATTTTTTGCCCTGGAATCATTTTGCAGTTTTTCTTTTAGCTCTTGCAATTTAGGTTTGGTATATATTGCTAAATCTGCTCCTGCAATATCTTTCGCGTTTTCCGGATATGTTTTCATGATGTTTTCAAATTTAGGAAAAAAGTCATCTTTTAAGATGGATTCCGCTGTTACAAAATAATTGTCATTGATGTACTTTGCGTCTGTTGCTTTCGATGCTTCACAAAATGGCAAGCCAGCAAACACAAAAATCGTAGTAAGAATAAGAAATATTTTTCTCATTTTTATAGCCTCCTAAAACGGACGGCAACGCTGGCAAGGTGTATAGCCTGATGCTTTAGCTTCAGCTAATGAATCTATGTAAAGTTTACTTCCACCGCTCATTTTTGGTACGAATCTGCAAGTGTTTGTGTGTATCTTGCCAGTGTTGCGATTAGCGACATAAGCTTCTGCGGACAGCGTGAATGTTCCGATGCAAAAAATAGTTATTAGTGCTATGATTATTCTTTTCATTGATGCTGACTTCCTTTATTGTTTGTTAAGCAAATTCGATATTATAGCACATGGTTCCTCGTATTCCGAAAGGCGTATAATGTACGGCGTTGCTCGTCCTTCTTTAAAGATATGCAATCCACCGTCACCGTCAGAAATAGAGAACAGCTTGGAGATTGGGAAAGCAAAAGCTTTTGAGCTGCCTAAAAAGCCTATACGCATATTGCTTATCCAAAAGATGCCCCATGAATCAGAAGTCCAAAAAGAGGAAGTTTTTCTTGATACACTCATAGAGCCTACATGATAGCGAACGCCTTTACAGATGCGTATAGATGCAGATGGTCCGCAATAATTAATTTTTTTGGTAACAGTTTTCATTTTCATCATATCTGCGTATGCTGAATAATGAAGTATCTCGCCGTCCTTATATATGATCTGAACATCATTTTTATCATAGATTGGTAATTTATCGTTAACTGTGATGTCATATAGGGTTCTGTTTAGCTCTATTTTTCCATTCCAGTATTTTACTTCTTTGGGAGTGAGATGTTCGCATACAAGCAAATACTTGCTAAATTTCTGCGCTTCATCTTCTGTTACTATTCCGTCCTGCATTATATCAGACCAGATGTTATTACAAGCCATAGATTGAGCTTCAGCAAGTTGCTCATCTGTAATATGTTTTTCTTTTATAAAGTTATACATATTGGTAAGCTGTGTTTTGTCTTCGTACTTATCTTCCATAGCTACCATGGTTAGCATTTTTATATATTCTTGAATATCTTCCTTTGATGCCTTACGTGAAAACCATCCGAACATCAATACCGACTCCCTTCTATATACACGAAAAAGAGGACGGACATATGCGCCCTCTTATCGCTGTAGTTCTTCTACAAATGGCTCCCTAAAGGGAATCCCCCTAACATCAAGTTGAATCGTTAAGTCCGTGTTTTACAGTTTCAGCTTGTTTTTTGCAACCAGTTGGTTGGCAATTTCTATGCAGAGTAGCAGGAAATACACATGCTCTGTTGGTAATTGTCGAATCAGCTGTGCATACTCGTTAGTGGTATGACATCGACTTCGTTTTAACCTCCTTCCTTTAGATTGCAAGGTATTATGCCATGCTGGCGAAGGGGAAGTCAGGCCTTGCCTTTGCCTTGCAACAGCCCTTTTATAATTTGCTCGATAGCCATCTTTTGGGTGTCATCGAGCTTCTGAATCTGTTTAGCAATCTCAATAGCTTGTTCATCGAGAAGCTGGGCGTTGAGCTGCTGCTTTACTGCTTCGGTGTCTATGCCTAGGTCATGAGCTTGCTGCTTCGTTATACCTAAAGCATATTCAGTGTCATCATAAAAATATGCAACAGGAACATTAAAGTAATTAGCAATAGCTTGAATGGTTTTAGCTTGCGGTGTGTATTTGCCCTGCTTCCAATAAGTTAAGCTTGGTGCACTAATGCCTGTTTCTTTTGCTAATCTTGAAGCACTGATACCGTGTTGCTTCAGCAGCAATGCAAGTTTTTCGTACATGTAAAACTCTCCAAAAAATCCTAAAAAAATTTCATTAAACTACTTTACAAAAACACTTTAAAGTAGTATAATAATTATAGTAAGTTAATACTTAAATTAAAGCACTTTAAATCAGTGCTAGTGTTAAATTACTTTAATATAATTCTATCACAGTAGATTATTTTATGCAAGGAAAGGAGCGAAAAATGTATAGTAAATTCGAGAAATTAATGCTCGAAAAGGGTTTGTCGGCTAATAGGATTGCTAAAGAGGCAGGAATTAACGCTCCGTCGCTTACCTATTGGAAACAAGGCAAATATACTCCGAGTTTAAAGACATTACAAAAACTCGCCGAATACTTCGGCGTAAGCGTTGATTACTTTTTGGAAGCGTAAAGGAGTGATACTATGGAAATAAAAAACGGTTTAATAACTTTTGACCCACGTTCTGCTGTAAAGCCTATCATACAAATACTGCATGATAAAGGCATACCAATAGCTGGCATTTCGCAAGTGTTTGAGCTGGTTATGAAAGATGCTATAAGTCATACAGTGCCTTATGATGTTCAGAAATTTAATGATGAACTAAAGAAAGCACAAAAAATTAAAGATGCGCATTCTCTTTAATTATTGATATAGCAATAGCTTTAACTACATCTAAAGTTGGACTTACACACTTTGTTAATATTTGTTTAACGCTATTCCAAACACTGTAATCTCTAACGGAATTCAAATAATCATAGCCAGTAGGAGTTAAACCTATAAAAAATGAGTCGTATTCCGTAGGGTAAATAAAGCCACGCTGACGAAGATACCTTAAATGAAAATTAATAATGTCTGGATTTTCATTAGGGAAAGTGCTTTCAGCAAAACTATCTGTAAAAATGTTGACATTACCATCCGTGATTTCTTCTATTTTTAGTAAGATGTCACGAATTAAGTCATAGTTTAATCTCATGAAATTACCCCTCGCTTTACACTAAAATGTCAGTTTCAGTTTCAACGCCAACAAGAAACTGTGAAAGCGTTAAGCCGAAAACATTCGAGATTTTAGCAAGAGTTGAGATTTTAGGATTTTTACTTTCGCCTTGAATGATACTGTTTAGCGTAGATTGCGTGATGCAAGCATTAAGAGCAAGCTTATTGATTGACATATTGTGTTGAGCGCAGAGAGCCTTAATCTTGTTAGCAATCCATTCGTTAGAAGTCATTGGAAAGACCACCTTTCAACGTTTATTCGTTGAATATTATAGCAAGGTTAAGGAAAATCTTTTAACGGAAAATCGTTTACAAATGAAGCAAAATGTAGTATAATAAAGCTAACGAAAAAACGTTAACGCAGAAAGGAGCAAAATATGAGTTTTGGTCAAAAGCTAAAACAGTTAAGACTTGCAAGAAGTCTTAGCCAAGCAAAACTGGCAGAGATGCTCGGAATTCCCCAAACAACGATTAGCGATTTTGAGCAATGCAAATACGAGCCAGATGTTACAGTAGCAAAAAACATTGCTAGATTTTTTGGAAAGACCATTGATGAAATGGCGTAAAGGAGAGAAGAAGAGATGTATAAATGTAAAGACTGGGTAGTTGTTTTTCAAAACTTGGAAACTGGCAAGGTAAAACTTGATACGTTTACTGAGAAAAATGAAACTGAAGCATGTAAGTGCTTTTGGGCTTGCTATCGTCATGGAAATTACAAAATCTTGACGGTTGTAGAAAAGCCGGAAATTGCTACAAAGGAGTGAAAAAGATGAAAAAGGTATTGCAAATCTGTGTATGCATTATCTTTGCTTGGTGCTTTCTTAGCTTAGTTGGCGGATTTTCGGACAGCCGGGTGCAAAGGCATACAGTTACGCACATTGTACAGGAAGGCGAAACAATGTATGGAATCGCTGACAAGTATTTCCTGCTCAACAAAACAAGAATTTGTTTTGACGAGTTTTGGTACAAAGTATCCGAAGATAATAAGCACCTGACCGCCAACCGCCGTTATCTCCAGCCTGGAGATGTAGTCACTGTTAATTACTACACAGTGAAAGAACAATGATAGCAGGGCATAAAGCCTTCTCGCTATACATTAATTGTAACAGAAAGGAGTTGAGCGTTATGGCAGAAAGTAAAGCTAACATCTATAAGACAGCTAGAGAATACGCAAGAATTAGCCGTGTTGATGCTGCGGAATTCTTTGCTATATCTGCTAGTTGTCTTAAGGATTACGAAACCGACGTGCGTGGTGTTCCGGATGTTACGGCATTGCAAATGTCCAGGTTGTATCGTGCGCCCTGGTTACGTGTTCAGCACTTGCAAAAGAACGTTGTGTTCTGCGACGTGTTCGGATTAATTCCGACAGTCGATAACAGTGCTTTGAATGTACTGCGTGCTCAAAAGGAAATCGGCGAGGTGGTCGAGCTGTTTCCGCAAATGGTAGCAAAAACAGTACAAAAAAAGCACCTCGGTGACAATCTTTTAAAAGAATGCCGTGAAGGTGCACAAGCTCTGTTGGTGCTGATTGGAATTGAAGATGAGCAAAAAGAAAAGACCCCCCACGCTAATAGAGAGCCTTTAACCTATTAAATAAAGTCGAAAGGAAGTCGGTTTATAAAATAGGTCATATATAGTATAGCATACGGAAAAGAGGTTGTCAAACATGGAAAGCAGATTCTACACAGCTAAAGACATTGCCAACCTTTTAGGCGTAGGCGTTGGAAAAGGCTACTCGCTTATAAGGGAATGGAACAAAGAGCTTCAGCTAAAAGGCTATACAACTGCACAAGGCAGAGTAGTTAAAGCCTATGCTGATTTAAAGCTTGGTTTCGAAATTCAAAAGGAGGATGTATATGGTAACTAATGAACAGGTTAACGCCGTGTTAGCTCGCAGCGGACTTAGCATGGAAGGATTTGAAGCTTTTAGAAAAAGAAAGCACGGCGAACAGAAGCAGACGAAAGAGAGCTGGTTGAAAGACTTTAAGACTTGCTCACACTGTACCAGGGATGGCAAATGTAAGTATCAACACTTCGGATACCACCAGGAAAAACATGCTGTGCGTGAAGGTGATGTATTAAGCTATAACGTTAACAGCTTGTCGGTAAATATGCAAACATATCCTAAAGTTGGCAGTTATCGTGAATGCTGTCACTGGGATGCTGAAACAACTCTTAAGCTTCACAGCAAACTTGAAGAGCTGGTTAAGGAAGGAAAGGTGATTTAAATGGAAATGAGCGAGAAAATCGACGCTTTGGCTGAAGCCTTAGCAAAGGCTCAGGGCGAAATGAAAAATGCTGTTAAAGGCTGTGACAATCCGTTTTTTAAAAGCAAATATGCGGATTTAGCGGAATGCCTGAACGTAGCACGTGAGCCGCTTAGCAAGAACGGCTTAAGCATATTCCAGGCTAACGAAGGAATTGTAGAAAGCAGTAAACTTGCTGTCACTACAATGATCATGCATAGCAGCGGTCAGTTTATTAAAGTGACGAGCAGTTATCCTATTCAGAAGAATGATGCCCAGGGTTTTGGCAGTACACTGACTTATGCAAGAAGATATAGCCTTGCTGCTGCTCTTGGTCTTGCGCAAGAGGATGATGACGGAAATTCAGCCTGTGAACCGGAGCCGAAGCAAGAGTTAAGAGCAAAAAGCAAAGAGCAGAAGCCTAAAGCTCAACCGCAAGCTACCGGAGATAAATTTGTTAAGATTACCCCTCAAGGTGAGATTGTTGTAACTGTTGCTAATGGTCACGATAAGAACGGCAGACCGCTTGCTGCATACAAAAACATTAAGGACTTGACTATTGAAGAGCTTGAAAAAATGGTTACAATTCCTCAATATGCACTTGCTCATACAGCCATCAAGACATTACTTGAAGAAATGGGGCAGACAGCATGAGAAAGAAAAGCATATTACAGAGCGACAAAGAGTGCTTTATGTGCGGTACAACCTGTAACCTCGAACGGCATCATGTGATATTCGGTACAGCCGGAAGAAAGATTTCCGATAAGCTTGGTTTAACGATCTGGTTATGCCATGAGCACCATCAAGGAAGGTTCGGTCCGCATCAGGACAGAGAAACCGACTTGCGATTAAAAAGATTTGCTCAGACCTGTTATGAAGATAAACATAGCCGGGATGAATGGGTTGAAAGAATTGGAAGGAACTATCTATGAGAAAGAAAGCACTTATGAAATATGTAAGGTTACTTAGACGGCAGCCGTTATGGAAGAAGTTATTGTAGGAGGGAAACATGGAGAGCTGGTTCAAGGTTGATGCTGACATTTTCGACAACAAGAAAATGAAAATTATCCGTTCAATGCGAAACGGAGATTGCATGGCGTTGATATGGTTCTTCCTGTTATCCCTTGCAAGACAGCAAAACGATAATGGTTATATATACGCCACCGAAGGCGTGGCGTATATAGCCAAAACACTCGCCGCCTGTGGAGGTTTTAGACCAAAAGTTACAGAAACTGCGCTTGGACTGTTCCAGGAATATAACATGATTGATGTTGAGGAGAATGGTTACATTTATATTGTTGGCTGGGCAGAGCATCAAAATACAGAAGCTCTTGCAAAACTCAAAGACCATGACAGCGCAAAGGAAAAAAATCGGCAGAGAGTTGCTAAGTATCGTCAAAAGCAGAAACAGTCTAATGTAACGGATTGTAATGCTGAATGTAATGATAAAAACATTACATGTAATGCAGACGTAACAGATTGTAATGCTGAATGTAATGATAATGTAATGGCTTGTAATGGTAATAATAAGATAAAGAAAGAGAATAAGAATGAGAACAACCATTACAGTAATGCTAAATGTAATGGTACTAGCATTACAAATCTTGTTGTTAGTGGTAGTGGTAATGATAATGATAATCTTATTAGCTTTTGGAATCAAAACATTACGCCGATAACGCCATACATTGCGGAGCGGTTACAGACTATTGCTAAGGAACAAGGCGAGCTGATAGCTATGCAGGCGGTTACGATAACAGCGCAACAAGGCAAGAAGTCAATAGCATATTGTGAGGGAGTTGCAAGGAATCTTGCGAGCGGTGATATGCAAAAACCGAAGAAGCCGCCGGATAGTTTTAAACCGACGGACGATCAAACAGACCTGGACAAATATTTTTAGCGAGGTGATAGCATGAATGCGAATGATGTTCAGAATTCGATTACACTTGCTGTAAATCACATTGCTGAAAATGCTGCACAGCTTAATAAGCAAAACGAAAACGATTATTACGAAAACGGATTGCTTATGTGTGGTAAATGTCATACACCGAAGCAATGCAGAGGTTTCTTGTTTGGCGTTGAACGAACTGTAACTTGTATCTGTAAGTGCAGAGCGGAAGAGCTTCAGGCAGAGCGTGAGCGTGAGGAACATGAAAAGCGGCTTGCTAGAGTGCAGGAGCTTAGAAAAGCTGGTTTCCCGGAGCGTGAGCTTCAGTCACAGACCTTTAGCCACGATGACGGCGCAGACGAGCGGACGATGCGAGCAATGAAAAATTTCGTTGAGCACTACGATGATTTTCGCAGGATGCATAAAGGATTGCTGCTTTATGGAAATTCCGGAAGCGGAAAGACGTTCGCCGCTGCGTGTGTTGTTAATGCACTAATTGATAAAGGTGTAGCTTGCTTAATGACTAATTTCGGCAGAGTGTTCAATACATTGTGGGGCACGGAACAAAAGCAAGCCTACCTTGACGGATTTAATCAATTTGAGCTGTTAGTGCTTGATGATTTAGGAGCAGAACGGCGCACGGAGTTTGCTCAGGAGCTGGTGTTCCAGATCATCGACAGCCGTTGCCGGAGCGGATTGCCTACAATCATTACAACAAATTTGCCGATTGAAGCAATCAAAAAGCCGCAGACGATAACGGAAACAAGAATCTATGACCGCATTTTGCAGATGTGCCACCCGGTAGAGGTTACACACGCAAGCAGACGCAGGAAGAAGGTTGCAGAAGGCTTTGCTGCTACCAACAAGTTATTAGGATTATAGGAGGGAATTATGGACGATAAAGACAAGAGATATTTGACAATACTTGTTAATTTTTATATCAACATGTATCGTGACAGCGGCGAAATTTATTATCTTCACAAGGCTGCTGCTGAAATCAACGCAGCAATAAAAAAAGAAGGCGAAGGAGTTTACTGCCAGGATAATCCGTTAAAAAGAAAGGAGCAAAAACATGAATAAAATCGTTTTGTTGGGTAGACTAACAAAAGACCCGGAGGTAAGGTATACATCTACAAGCAAGGTTGTTGCTCAGTTCACGCTTGCCGTGGACAGACCTTATTCAAAAGATAAACAGCGTGAAGCGGACTTCATCCCTGTAGTTATCTGGGGCAAACAGGCTGAAACCTGTGGCAATTACCTTAGCAAGGGACAGCGTGTGTTAGTTGAAGGCAGACTGCAAATTCGCAATTATGAAGCTAAAGACGGTCAAAAGAAATATGTAACCGAGGTCATTGCGGAGCACTTTGAATTCATTGAGCGTAGAGAGCAAGGCGGCGAATCCCAACAGACACCGGGAGAAGAAAGCCAGGACTTCCAAGGTTTTGGCAGCGCAGTACCTTTTAATGAGGAAATTCCGTTTTAAGCGAGGTGTAGCATGGAGATTAAAGACGAAGTTAACCGCTTGCGTAAGCTGGCATTTACTGAAATCGAATTAAAGAAAGATGACTTCAAAAAGATTTGCAGTGAATATTGCTTTTTGTACAAAACGATATATCACCAGACCTACAATCCTAGCATGAAGCTGATTAGCACGTGGGGAAGGAGCAAAGTGTATGTTAATAAGCTTGAATACATTGATGTGCTTCAGGACTTAGCTTATCTGAGATATGCTTTCAGCAGAATGAAATTCAAGGGGTACAAGAAACATGAATCAGCTTAAAAGCATCCTTGTAGGCAAGCGTAGCAAGGCAAGCGGTGCATTCTTTGAAAAGATGATTGACGCAGGATGCCAGTATTACGAAGAACACGGCATTGCAAAAATTGAGAAACAGAGTGAGCCTGTGCATTATATTCGTCCTTATGGTCAGCACGGACAGTTCATTGCTAATTATGCAAAGAAAAGCGGTGTTGACTACAAGGGGACGCTTAGAGGTGGCTTAGCGGTGTGTTTTGAAGCAAAGCACACTGACGGCGACAAGATGCTGCGAAGCAGACTTGAATCGCACCAGCTCGAATACCTGAAGGTTCATCACTTTTTAGGAGCAAGCTGCTTTATCCTGGTATCGTTTAATCTGACAGATTTTTATAATGTGCCGTTCCTTGTATGGGAGAATATGAAGTTGCTATATGGAAGGCAGTACCTGAAGCGTGACGATCTGGAAGAATACAGAATCAGTAATACAGGCAGAGTGTTAAAATTCCTGACTGTAACGGAGGGACAACAGTGAAATATCTACTTGGAACAACAGCCGAAGGCAAGCAGTGCTGCCCTCATTGCAAGCAGGAAAAAATAAAGCTTGTCTACGGTGCAAAGATTGTAGACAGAAAAGGTGCTGTAAAATGGGCGTTTAGATGCTCATCGTGCTATGGCACTATTTGGCTAAAGTAAAGCGAAAGGAAGTCGGTTTAATGCAGAATAAGGATTGGAGCTATCTGCTAGGGCAGAAAATAGGTATGCTGACAGTGCTTGAAATTTATCCTCCAGGCGTTATCAGAATCAGACCCAAAAAGAAGGTTTCTGTTGCAAAATGCCTTTGCGAATGTGGCACTGAATGTTACAGAGATGTATCTAACCTAGCCCGGCGGCAAGGAATGAGCTGTGGAGGCAAGGAGTGCAAGCACAAAATCATGAGCCTTGCGCAAACTAGACGGCAGGCAACTAACAAAAGTAAGGCTATATCTCAAAAGCCTGCCGAAAATTTTTTGAAAGATACAGAGCCGATAATCACGAAAAAGCTGAAAAACAAATATGTTTGTCCTTTTCCGTTCCCTGGATGCGTAAGAAGCGAGGTTTGCCACGTATGCTGCTGGGAGTGCGACAAGGAATGTAAGCAATGCAGTAATAATCCGCAACTATGCGGAGCAAGGAGATTAAGAGCATGAGCATCAAGACTGAGCTTTATAACGATAATTTTCAAAATTTCAAGCGGTATGGAATCCCAAAGGCACAGCTAGTAATTGCTGACATACCGTATAACGTAGGCCATGATGCTTACGGCAGTAATCCAATGTGGTATGTCGGCGGAGACAGAAAAAACGGTGAAAGCAAGCTTGCTGGCAAGGCGTTTTTTAACAGCGATTACAATTTTAACATTGCCGAGTATTTCCATTTTTGCAATCGCTTACTAAAAAAAGAGCCGAAGGAAAAAGGCAAGGCACCGTGCATGATTGTATTTTGCTCTTTTGAACAAATGGAAATGGTCATCAAGTACGCCGCTAAACATGGATTTAAAAATTACATTCCATTGACGTTTATCAAAGATTATTCTGCGCAGGTACTTAAAGCTAATATGCGTATTGTAGGAGCAACGGAGCACGCCCTTGTGCTGTATCGTGAAAAACTACCAAAGTTTAATAACAACGGTAAAATGGTGTTTGATTGGATTAAATGGGTAAGAGATAGCAAAGCTTATCCTAAAATCCACCCGACGCAGAAGCCAGTAGGATTGTTAAAGCAACTTATTACGATTTTTACCGACGCTAACGATGTAGTTATTGACCCAGTGGCAGGAAGCGCAGCGACATTACGAGCTGCGCAGGAGTTAGGCAGAAGCAGTTACGGTTTTGAAATAAGCCGTAATATGTATAAATTAGCAAAAAATAAAATGCTTGCGCCGAGAAAATTTAAAGCAATTTCGATGTTTTAAAGGATGGTAAAAATGAAAGACATTAAGGAAATTCTTGCCAGTGATAGGTTTATCGAGGACAAGAACAAAGAGTTTTCTTTTGAGGGCTTGCTTGTCAGCGGTTTCTTAACCTTGCCAGGCGTAAAGAAGCAATTGCAATGTGTTGTAGGTATCGAGGATGATAAATTGCTTAACCTTGACTGGGAACATGTAAGCGTAAAATTTTGCGGCACAACGAATAAAACGCCGTCATGGGAAGTTATGTGCCAGGTTAAAGACGTATTCTGGCTGCCGGAAGAAGAAGTTCATCAGATTCACCCAAAAGAAAGCGAGTATTTACACGGCGTAGGCAGGATATACGATGTTTTACATCTGTATCGTCCTGTAGGTGGCTGGAAACAGAATCCAAACAGAGGTAATGCAAATGAGTAAATTGCTAAATGTAATCATCGACATGATCACGGTTATACTAATCATCGGCATACCTGCTATGCTTGGTGCTCTGCTAGGTGCTGCGATTGGGTGGTTAATATGGATGTGGTAAAGCGTAGACAGCAGAAGCTAAAATATTATCGTTACTGCTTGCGTAAAGCACATGAGCTGATGCGTAGCGAGTTAAGAAAATGTGAAATTTTGGCAGGGAGGATGAAGAAATGAAAAACAGATATTTGGATGGTGTGTATTTTAGAGTCAATGTGGCTCTGAGGTGCAGAATTATGAATATTATGATTTTTGTCCATGGTGTGGAAATAAAATTAAGGGGTGGGAACAATGAAAATTACGCAAGAGAAATTAAAGGAAATTATTGCGAGCCATGGTAAGTGGTTGAGATGTGAGAATGATGGGGAAATAGCAGACCTCAGCAACGCAGACCTCAGCAACGCAGACCTCAGCTACGCAAACCTCAGCTACGCAAACCTCAACAACGCAGACCTCAGCAATGCAGACCTCAGCTACGCAAAACTCTACGGCGCAGACCTCAGCTACGCAAACCTCAGCTACGCAAACCTCAACAACGCAGACCTC